ACTAACATGTGGTCCCAACTCATTCCAAGAATGAATGAATTTAAGAAAGGTTTCCAGCATTTAGGAGACAAAGAATATATAAAGCTACATTAATATGGAATCTAAAGTAGTACAATTTATACCAAAAGGGATGAACAGAGACATCTCTAAAAGCAAGTTATCTAATAATTATATGTATGATGCAATGAATATTAGAATAACTGCAAGAGAACACTCTACTGCCCTTTCAATAACAAATGAAAAGGGTAATAAGGAGGTTACTATAACCCCTACCCAAATAGAAGGACAGTACATAGGAAGTGCTATTCTGAATAACTATGTGGTTATATTTACTACAAACTCAGGTACAGATAGAATATATAGGCTTGAATATAAACCAAGCAACTTCTTTGAAAGTAAGTTACTATTTCAAGGCAATCTTGGCTTCAATGTGGAATATCCTATTGAAGCCTTAAGTATATATGAGAATGATAATATTCAGAAGATATATTGGACTGATGGATTGAACAGACCAAGAGTTATAAATATTATAGCAGACCCATCTGGATATACTAATAATTCTTTTGATTTTGTTCAAGTACTTGGTCTCAAGGAGACTTTAAAAGTCAGTAGAATAGACACAGCTAATGGAGTGTTTGCTCCAGGAGTTATTCAATATGCAATGACCTATTTTAATAAATATGGTCAGGAAAGTAATATATTTGCTACCTCAGACCTTCTCTATACTTCTTTTGGTGATAGAGGTGGTTCTCCTGAAGATAAGGTAAGTAACTCATTCAGGATAGAGTTATCAAATGTAGATACAAGTTTTGAATATATTAGGTTGTATTCAATATATAGAACTTCAATAGATGCAACTCCTGTAGTCAAGAATGTAGCTGATATTGTTATTAGTGGAAGTACTGTAAGTTATGTAGATACTAATACTACAGGAAGTAGTATGGATCCTACAGAGTTATTGTATGTAGGGGGTGAGGATGTAGTATTCAAGACCATGACACAGAAGGATAATACCTTATTCTTAGGTAACTATAAGATTAACAGGAAATTAGTTACCCCTACAATTAAGAACTCACTAAGAGGAGGTACTATTAACTTTAGTACTAAGGATTTATATGCAAATGAAGTATATGGAACCTATCCTTATATAAATCAACTTAAGTTTTCTTCATCACAGATTACTACATTCAAGTATGGTGAGACTTATAGATTTGGAATACAGTTTCAACATAAGACTGGAAAATGGTCTGAGGCTATATTTATTAATGACTCAGTAGTAAATCAGCATCCTTCAACTATAAATGTTATGAGCTCTGGTGGAAGAGCAAGATATAAACTTGTAACAGGTTATTATGATTTGAATAATGCTACAACTATCCAACAACTTGTTGACTTAGGTTATATAAGAGCAAGGGGAGTGGTAGTATATCCTTCACCAAGTGATAGAACCATACTGTGTCAGGGTATTGTATGTCCTACAGTGGCAAATATAAAGGATAGGATAAATAACTCTCCCTATGCACAGTCTTCATGGTTCTGTAGACCTTTTGCTCCTGGGAATATAAGTACTCAGGATTGGGATAAAATACCAAGTCCATTGGCTTGCATACATAACTATCCATTATCTCAGGCAAGAGCAAGAGGTTCAGAGATACAGAGTAATGATGTTATCAATAGAACTTTTGACTCATATAAGAAGTTTTCATCAACTCAGGAGAGGCTTAATTATGTAAGCCCCTATGATGACCAGTTTGTGGTAGACCAAAATATAGTAACCTTCCATTCACCTGATATAGAGTTCAATGATGACTTACAATCTATTGATGGTCAGTCAGTTAAGTTTAGGATTGTAGGAGTCATAAGTTTAGATGCTTTACAGTCAGATGTAAGTGTACTTGCAGAAACTCCTAATCCAGACCCATCTGACTTAGGTCTATATAAACCTTTTATACAGGTTAACAGCACTTCTCTTGGTAATGACCAAGGATGGAAAGTTCTTAGTTCTGCTCCTTTATGGATGGCTAAAGGTAAGAAGGATGCAAATAATCTATTCTCATTCCCAGTAGGGTGGATGGTATATCCTTGGCATAGAAATGGTTCACTTGTTAATGTAGGTAATGTTGCAGAAGGTGAAAAGATTCCTGCAAAACTTAAACAAAAGAAACTATCTAATTTAAGGTACTCACTTACTACATCTTACTTTGATATAAGTAAAGTATGGTATGCTGAAAGGGATGATGAGAATCACAATGGTATTACTAATGTTAGTATATTCAACTCCAATGAGGTAAGTCTGATTAAGATTAATCCTCCTACCAATTCAGGACTTGGTAACTTGAATTATTATGGTAATGTTGATAGGGTTCTTGCTCCTGGATTCTATGGAGAGTGGATTGACAGTAAGGGATATACTATATATCTTGCAGGATGGAATGGAGGTTCAGGTTATAAGAAGGGAGACTATAATACTATATTTAATAGTTCAGTTGTTTCTACATATAACCTTACTGAGATAACAAATAACAATATGAAGTATTTCACTGAACCTATCAGTATGAAATACAAGTCAACTCCACATGCTGTATTTGCATTTAACTATACTGCAAAAAGGCAGCAGGTTATTCTCCCTGATAATGGTAATAACCCTATATCAACTGCTATTGGTGGTGTAGATGTAAAGGTGCCTCCTGTATGGTTAGATTCATTTCCAACCACAGAGACTTTACCAATCTATCAGGATATTATTTCAGGAGCAACTTCAGCAGGGTTATGGATAGGAGAGTTATATAATGATAATGTAGTAAATAGGTTTGGTGGAACCTCTGAAGAGGCACTTGAAGCTAATAGATGGGTTGCTGCTGGTCCAGTGGTTAATCTTGTTAATGGAAGTAGTGCTGTTACATCTGCAAGGATTATATATAATGAAGGTGATACTTACTTTCAGAGATATGATTGTTTAAAGACATATCCATTTACTTTGGAAGACCAAAACAGTATGACTGAGATTATATCATTTATGTGTGAAACAAGAGTTAATATAGATGGAAGATATGACAGGAACAGAGGTCAATCAAATAACCTTGTAATGACTCCTCAGAACTTCAATCTTCTTAATCCTGTTTACTCACAGAAGAATAATTTCTTTAATTATAGAAGTATAAACTATAACAGGTATAACATAGATTACTTTCCAAACAGTATAACATGGACTAAGACTAAATCACTTGGTGAGTTAACTGATACATGGACTAATATAACTGTTGCTTCTACCCTTGACTTGGATGGGGATAAAGGTGAATTAAGGTTACTTGAAAAGTTAGGAAATGAAATATTCTCTTTTCAAGATAAAGGTATAGCTAATATATTATTTAACTCAAGAGTACAGATTCCTACATCTGAAGGTGTACCTATTGAAATAAGTAATAGCTATAAAGTAGATGGAAAGAGATATGTGACAATAGCACATGGACTACAGAATAAATGGGCTAAGACTATAACTCCATCAGGAATGTACTTCATAGATAATATAACAAATGATATAATGCTATTTAATGGTCAACAACTAAGCAGCATATCATCTGAGAAAGGTTTCAGAACATTTATTGGTGAAACTAATTCATTAACTGAATGGAATAGCAGAGACTTCTCAAACTATATAATACAATATGATGCTACAAATGATGATGTCTATTTTATAAAGAATGATACCTGCCTATGCTATTCAGAACTTCTTCAGGAGTTTACTTCATTTTTTAACTATGAGAATGTTCCTTTTATGTTCAACATGAATGGTAATTTCTACAGTTATAAGAATAATACAATATGGCAACATGAACTTGGAGACTACAATAGTTTCTATGGAGAACTCAAGCCATATTATGTTACTGTAGTATGTAATCCTGAGGAACCATATGATAAGATATTTAATGTAGTTGAGTATAGAGCTGACTTCTATGACCAGTCAGGAGTGTTTATGCCATTAACTTCATTTGATAAACTTGAGGTATGGAATGAATACCAGTCTGGACTTTCTATGTTAAGTCTTAGTGAAGCTACTCCTTCAAATTTGAAGAAAAAGTTTAATGTATGGAGGGCTTTAATCCCAAGAGATAGTACTAATGGTAGAGATAGAATTAGAAATACATGGGCTTATGTAAAGCTATCAAATATATGTAAGAATACTTATAGGGCAGAATTACATGATATAATGGTTTATTACAATGTGTGATAATTATTTTATTTATAGTATGCTACTATTTTAAATATTACATTTGATAAGTCAAATATTATACTTACCTTTGTATCAAAATAGATTAATAAGATGGTTAAGAATAAAGTTATAACAAGAAGAAATAGGAAGTTTGCCAATGGAGGTGGACTTCCTTCTTGGCTATCTGGTGGATTGGCTAACACAGGGGCTAATTTAATCAGTGGATTTGCCAACCCTCAAGGTAATACTACAGGTGTTGGTAATATAATGCAGGGTGTAGGCTCTGTTGCATCTGCAATTCCTGGAGTTGGAGGTCTTATTGGAGCTGGAGTTAACCTTGTTGGAGGACTGGTTAATGCAGCTTTTGGAAGTAAGATAAATAAAGAGTTTGTTAATCAGACAGAAAATAAAGCTATCCAACAGTCAAATTATGTTTCAGGAGCTACTACAAATGACCAGTTACTTAGTGACTGGGGAGATTATAGAAGCATGGCTAATGTAAGTAAATCTCAGGTGGGTTCTGATGGGTGGTTCAGTAATAAAGCCAAGAAGAAGACAAGAGCATTAAACAGACAAATAGATGAAGCTAATCAAAGAGCACTGAGTTCTTTAGGCAATACTGCTGGAAATATTGATATTATAAGTGACCAAAGCCTTCTGGCTAATTATGCAGCTTATGGGGGTCCACTTGGAACTATAGGAGGACAGGCATTAAACTATGAGTTAGCCAATAGGGAATTAAATAATTCAGAGTTGAAAGCTATGGGAAATCTTAGATTGACTTCTCTTCCTAATTCATTTCAAGCTATGGATGAATTGAACACCTTTGCTGAGGGTGGTGGTATTCATATTAAGAAAAAGAATAGAGGTAAGTTTACTGAATATTGTGGAGGCAAGGTTACTTCTGAATGTATTGCAAGAGGTAAAAGAAGCAATTCTCCTACTATAAGAAAGAGGGCTACCTTTGCACAAAATGCAAGAGGATGGAATCATGCCTTTGGTGGATGGTTAAATACACATGGAGGAGACTTCAACAATGGTGTTACTATTATTGATGAAGGTGGAACTCATGAACAGAATCCTAATGAAGGAGTTCAGATTGGTGTTGACCAACAAGGTGTGCCTAACTTAGTTGAACAAGGAGAGGTTATATATAATGATTATGTATTCAGTAATAGAATAAAATTACCTGAGAGTATCAAGAAGAAATATAAATTGAAAGGGGATACATTTGCTGATGCTGCTAAATATGCACAGCTTGAAAGTCAGGAAAGACCAAATGACCCAATAAGTAAAAGAGGTTTGGAGGCAAATATGTCAAGACTTGCTGAGGCTCAAGAAGGAATAAAGAATAGAAGAGGGAAGGGTGATACCAATAAATTTGAGTATGGTGGACCTTACAAAACATATAAGAACTTTACACCAATACAAGATTATTGGTACACAGGAGATTATATGAACTTTGTTAATTCTCTTCAAGAAGGAGAACCAAGCTCACTTAATTGGCTTAAAAGAATCAATAGTCAAGAGTTTGGACCTATTGGAGGTAATACCTTTACTGACATATCAGATATAAAGAGACTTGCTACAGATAGGAAGAAGGGTCCTGTACATAATGCAATGCAGGCAGCTTCAAGAACATATAAAATAGAGAATACACCTCTTTCTGAACCTGTTGCTCCTTCATTTAATATCCCTACTCCTCCAGTTCCTAAATCCATTTCTCCTCAATCACCTATCTCTTCAGGAGATGAAGATGATAGTGGAAGAAGAGAAAGGGCTTCTTGGTTGAGATATGCTCCAATAGTAGGAGCAGGAATAGGTGCTATAACTGATATGTTTAGTAGACCTGATTATGAAAATGCAGACTTAGTATTGAACTCTACTAAGAACCTTGGAAATGTAGACTTCACACCTATTGGTAACTATTTAAGTTACCAGCCATTTGATAGAAACTATTATATCAACAGACTTGATGCTTCTGCAAATGCAACAAGAAGGGGATTACAGAATACCTCAGGTGGAAATAGGGCAAATATGCAAGCTGGTCTATTAGCTGCTGACTATAATTATGGTCAGAATTTAGGTGACTTGGCAAGAAAGGCTGAAGAATACAACTTAGCTCAAAGGCAACAAGTGGAAGGCTTTAATAGAGGAACCAACCAGTTTAATAGTGAAGGTGCTATGAGAGCTGCAATGGCTAACAATCAAAATGATGAGTTAAGGATGAGAGCTGCTATGTCTGCTGCTCAATTAAGGCAAGCTATTAAAGACCAAGATAGTGCAAGAAGAAGTGCTAATATAACTAACTTCTTACAAGGTTTAGGAGATATAGGTTGGGAGCAGGAACAAGCATCATGGCTTGACAGATTGGCAGATGCAGGAGTATTACAGATGGACACAAGAGGTAACTACTCAGGAAAGAAGAAATCTAAAGGTGGCAAATTAAAAAAGAAGAAAGGATTTACTTATGGCTAATTTTAACTTTGTTAGTGGTGCTAAGTTCAGACCATTCTCTTATCAGGAAATGCTTCAGCCACTACAGGCTTATACTAATGAGTATAATACTATACAGGAAGGAATGGGAGAGTTAAGTACTAAGGCAGGTGTATTTGAAAGACTTGCCAATGAACAGACAGACCCAAAGACTTATGCAATGTACAAACAATATTCTAATGACTTGGCTAAACAAGCTGAGTCATTAGCTAAACAAGGACTTACTCCTGCAAGTAGACAAGGATTAATTGATATGAAAAGAAGATACTCTTCTGAGATTGTTCCTATAGAACAGGCTTATAAGAGAAGACAAGAGTTAGTAGATGAACAAAGGAAATTACAGGCTCAGGATAGTACACTGTTATTTGATAGACCTGCTTCTACACTTTCCTTAGATGAACTAATATCTAACCCAGCTCTATCACCACAATCCTATTCTGGAGCACTATTATCCAAACAGGTAGGTACTGCTGCACAGAATTTAGCTAAAAATGTAAGAGAGGATAAAAGAAAATGGGAAGACATTTTGGGTAAACAATACTATGAGACTATAATGCAAAGAGGATTTAAACCTGATGAAATACTACAAGCAGTTCAAAACAATCCAAAAGCTTCTCCTATACTTCAAGGTATAGTAGAAGATGCAGTAGGAAGTTCTGGTATCAAGAATTGGAATGATGAAAACATCCTTAATAGAGCTTATGATTATGCAAGACAAGGTTTGTGGAATGCAGTAGGTGAAACTCAATACCAAACTCTTTCTAACAAGGCTTATGACTATGCAATGCAGGAAAGGTTAGTCCAAGCAAGAAAGAAAGGTACTAAGGAAGATGTGCAAAGTCCTTATTTCAGAAGTTCTGGTGTTACCAAGGTAAAAGATGTAAATGTTGAGAAGAAAAAAGATGATATAGCATTTATACAAGGTGTAAGGAATGGTACTGTAAACTTGGATGAAACAGCACAAAGAGTTGTTGGTTCAGACCCTCTTGAGTTATATGGAACAAGGGGGCACCTACAAAGGACACCCGGAAAGGTAGAAACATATAAACCCAATCAAGAAAGAATTTCTAACTTGATGAAGGAGTATGGAATAAGAAACTTAGACCAGATTGAGGCTAAAATAAACAGTGATTTAAGTAAATCTGCAATGAGGGAAGTAACCTATATAACCTCTATAACAGACCCAACTCTAATTTCTAAAACTATCAGAGAGAATGCAGCTTCAATATCAAGAAGAACTGATGGAAAATCTGGAATATATGAACTTGATTCTAACAAGAAAGGAGATATGCTCTCCTATAAAGATATAAAGGATTATTTCAATGAAGATTCTCAGATTGAATATGACCCTAATTTAGGAATTGTATTTACAGGTACTAATAGCAAGGGTGATACTAAGAATTTTCTTCTTGACCCAGAAGTTGTAGCTGGAGAAACAAAGGTATATGAAGATGGTATAAGAAGAAATGTTATTCAAAACCAATTGATGTTGATTAATCAAGCTATAGAAAATGAAGATGTTGAGGCTCAGAGGCATTATATAACTGAGTTAATGAATGATATTTATAGTAGATTTAATTCCATTGCTAAAAGAGAAAGTAACACAGATTCAAATATTTAATTATGAGTATAGATAGAACAGACCCTACTCAAGCTGGAATCTCTGGCTTGAGAGGGTTAAATACCAATGAAGGAAAAGAAAGACAGTTTCAAGAAACTGGTCTTAGTAGTTCTCCTGCTGAGTTCAAAATTAGGCAGAAACAGAACTTTGAATCCCCATATCAAGAAGTTTATAGAGAGGGAGTAGGGGAGAGTGTATATGACACTGGTATTACCTCACTAACCCAACTTGATAATTTAGCCAATACAAGAGGTGAATTGCAACCTTGGTATGCTCAAATAGGAGCTGGTTTAGCTAAGGGTGCTGTTCTTGCAGGTACTACATTTGCTGATGGTATCATTGGTACTATAGTAGGTTTAGGTAATGCAGCAGCTACAGGGACATTCTCAGGCTTCTGGGATAATCCTTTCTCAAATGCAATGCAGCAAGTAAATGAATGGTCAGAGTCAGTTCTGCCTAATTACTATACTGATGCAGAGAAGAATGACCCTTGGTATGAGAATATATTCTCAGCTAACTTTATTGGAGACAAGTTCCTTAAGAACTTAGGTTTTGCTGTTGGTGCTGCCTACTCTGGTAAGATTAGTGCTGGGGCAACCTCAAAGTTACTTGGTCTTAATAAAGCAAGACAAGCATTCAAAGGTGCAGTTACAGCCTCAGGTGAGGCTCTTAGCCCTAATGCAGCTTTACAAGCTTATAGGGAAGGAGATTTATTCCTTGATGGTGTAAGGCTTACTGATGAATTGGCAAGAGATGCTAAGAAACTTAAGATGGCTGAGCCTACTCTTAAACTTACTGGTGCTTTCTCAGGGGCATTAGGTGAAGCAAGAATTGAGGCTATTCAAAATAGCAAAGACTGGTTTGAGCTTCACAAACAACAACTTGATGATGCACAAGCTAAAGTAGCAGCACAAGAGCAGGAAGCTATGCTTAGAGAGTTTCCTCAATATAGTAGTATGCAAATTGACCCTGATGGAAATGTAGTGGAAACCCTTACTCCAGAAGGACAAGCTATGTTACAGGCAAGAGTAGATGCTAAGTTTGATTACAAAGGTGGGCTACAGAAACTATCAGAAGATAGGGCTAAGATGGGTAATATAGACTTTGCTCTGAATATTCCACTACTTACTATATCAGATGCTTGGCAGTTTGGTAAGTTCTATGCAGGTGGATATAATACAGCTAAGAGAGGTAGTCAGATACTAAGGACAGTTGCAGAGGATGGTACTGTAAGTTATAGTGCAGCTAAACCTTCTGTACTTAGAAATGCTTTGAAGATTGCAAGTAAGGGTGTTGCAGAAGGTCCTTATGAAGAAATGGGACAGGCTGTTGCAGGTAAAGTTGCAGGATATAAATATGCTTCTGAACTTAATGACTTCTATGGAGCCAAGATAGACCCAGATGCAGAGAGTGAAACTATTGACTGGTTACAAGCTGCTGCAAAAGCTATTCAGCAAACCTATGGTACTGTTGAAGGGTGGGAAGAAGGTTTCATTGGTGGTTTAACTGGTTTAGTTGGTATTCCAGGATTTAGGAGTGCAAAGAATAGTGAAGGTGGTTTCCAATCTCCAGTTTATCTACAAGGAGGTATTAAGGAAGATATTCAAGAGATAAGAGAAAGAAGTGAACAAGATGATGCCATTGTATCTCAACTGAATAATAGAGTACAATCACCTGAGTTCCTTAACTACTATCAATCAGCTATCAGACATAATGCCTACCAGAGACAAATGGATGAATCTGCTGATAACAATGATAACTTTGAGTTTAAGAATGCTGAACACAACCAGCTTATTAGTGATGTTATCATGTTTGATAAGGCAGGAAGAATCAATGACCTATATGATATAATTGAGGAAGCTGGTAATATAAGAGAAGAAGATGTTGAACAAATAAGACAACTCACTACTAATCAGGAAACTGGTACATCAGTATATGATAACATGACTGATGCAGAAGTAATTGAACAGATTCAAAAGCAAACTCAAGAGACTAAGGAAGCTGTAGATAACTATAGAAAGATTAGTCAGGACTTACAGGTTAAGATTGGTGATTACTTTGATGAAGATGGTCTTGAAGAGATGACTTATTACTTCTCAAATATTGACAATCTTGAGAATAGATTTAAGAATGTATTTGAAGAAGTACAAGAATCTTTAAATACTATAGCTGCTGATATTGAAAGGGATATATATTATAATGCCCCTGAATCAACAAAGGAAGCAGAAAGAAGAGATGCAGAAGCAATAAGAATGCTTACTAATTTAAGCCCATCTCAGTTAACAGCAATTCTTAATGATAAGGAAAATTCTCAATTTGTTGATGCCTTAGATAAAGCATCAAAAGGTATTTCTGAAAGGTTCCCTATATTAAGTTCTAAGGGTATAACTCAAGAACTTGATGATTTGAAAAGAATGATTGAGAGAAGAAATGATTTCATTGACAAATATGATACTTATCTTAGAAATCCTCAGGCTCTACAACAAAAGCAAGAGAGACAAAGAGAGAATATTATAAGAGAGAATGAAAGACAAGAGATAGCTAAGACTAAGGATGCAGCATTAGCTGCTACTAACCTTAATGAATTCAGAGAAGCATTGAATAATGAGCCTGATTCATCTAAAAGACAACAGATTCTTGATGAACTTGAGAATGAAGGTAATAAGATGGCTAAGGACTATAAGGAAGTTCAAATGTATAATAGTGAGGTAAGTAAGGCAATAGATAGTAACCAATCTATCTCTCCTGAGGCTAAAGCTAATGCACAAGAGCTACTTAGAACTCAACATGAAAATGCCAATAATCTTGAGGAGATGGCTAACCCTAACTCAGTATTCATTAATAATCCAGAGAGTCTGTATGATGAAAATCTACCAGATGATTTGAATATGATGAATTTTGCTGAGGCTCAATATGGTCTTCTGTCTGCAATGAGTGCAGTAAATAATGACCAAAGGTTCAAAGCAAGATTCCCTTCTGAGTATCTAAAGCCAGTTGAGAGAACAAATGGTACAAGAGGTACTACTGAGAGAGAAACTACTGGAGATAGTGGTACACCAACAGTTCCACCAGTTAATGCTGGACCAGTTAATACTTATGAACCTCCTGTAGGTAATATTACTCCTCAAATGGTAGCAGAGGAAAATAAGAAAGCCAATGAAAATGCTCCCACTCCTCAATCTTTAGATAAGGATGCAAATGGTAAAAGGCAATATTATAGACCTACTATTCCTGAATTGCATATCAATGCAAGTAAGGATGGAGATTTCAGACCTTTCAATGTAGTAGTTGCAGAGAAAGAGAACTTGAACTTTGATGAACTTTATAACTATCTTAGAGATAATAGAGCTTTCAGTTATGTAAATGAAGGTAATCTAAAGGCAGGTGATGAACTTGGCTTCATGATTGACCCTGAATTTAATGACCATACAATCTTTATTGTAGATAAGAGGAATAACCAAATAGTAGGTTCATTGGATGAAAGTCAGTATGTAGTAGATAGATATGAAGGTTTATCAGGTCTTATTGAAAGAGTAAAAGAAGAATTCAATCAGACTGGAAAGGATAAGAAGTTTATAGCTACTCCTACTACAAGAGTATCTCAGATAATGGTTGGTAGAATACCTTATAGTACAGAAGAAAGAAACATGGGAGAAATACCTAATGTATCTTCAAGTTCTATCTTTGGTATTGTAAAGAATGGTATCCTATCTACTAATGGTAGAATCAGTGATGATTTAATCATCAAGCCAATGGATATGAGCCAAAAGGAAGGTAGAATGTACATACTGATTCCTAATGCTGCTGGTAAATATAGTCCTGCTGCTGTAAGGGTTAAGCACTTCAATGAAAGTGAATATAATCCAGAAGATGTTACTATCAACTCCACTCCTTTGTATAAGAATATAAGGAAGTCTATTGATGCTTTAGCTAATGCTTTTACAGAGGAAGATGTTAGTAATGCAGTAAAAGACTTGGCAAGAAGCCTATACATTGGTGATGTTCATATTGACTTTGTTCAAGGTAAGAATGGTAATGGTATCAGGTTTACTAAGGTTCAGAGAGATGCCAATAAGAATGAAATCTATGATAAAGTAGATGGTAAGAGAGTCAGAAGAGAAGATGCAAGAACTGTATTCTTAACTGAAAGATGGGACCCTAATGTTCTCTATGAATTAGGTGGAGAGGGTGTTAAAACCCAACCTGATACAAGGGATTCACAGGAAGTAGCCAGTGAAATACAAAACATTTTAATGGCATTCAACCTTCCATTACAGGTGAATTTAGGTATGCTTAATAAGGGAGGCTACAATAACATGTTACTCTCTTCTGGAGTAATGACATCCAATATAGTAGATGCCAGTGTAAAGAGTAGTTGGTTTACAACTGATTATTTTGATATACAAGGTAATCTCCAACAAGCTCTAAATCCTGCATCAGTCAAGCCTGAGGAAGGTAGAAAGATACAAACCCCTGTAGGAGGTACAGAGGGAGCTATTGCAGGAACTACAGTTTCATTTGATAATACTACATACCATGTAGATTTGACTTCAAATACTGTAAGGGATAATAATGGTAGAACTCTTAACTCTTTCCCAGAGTCTATCCTTGATATGGCTTATATACAAGAAAACTATGGAGATGCTCAGAATGGTTCTATGATGATAGGGGGTATCACCCTTCTTCCTAATGGTAAGGTTCTGAACAGAAATACAGGTCAGTATGTAACTGGTGCTGCATCAGATAAATTCAAACAGAAATTAGCTGATAGAAAGAAGACTGTAGCTGATTCTAAGAAAGTTATAGACCAGATTGCAGAGAACCAGTCTAAGGTTGATAAGACAAGAACTGATGGTGAGTTCTACTATATCCTTGAGGATGATGGTGAGTACCATGAATATAAGAGGGTACATTCAGTATTAGGAAGTAATTGGACCCAGTCTCCTAAGCAGGCTAAAGCTCTACAGGATTTAAGAGTTAATCTCTCAAAGAATGCAGATAATATAGTACAGTTCAATAACTATCTTAAGAACTTAAGTAACCATTATGGTGTAGACCTTACAGCCTTTGAGGGTAAGATAGATGTAAGAAGCAGAGATACTATTGTGAATATAGTAAGAGATAAGATGTCTGGAACTAATTCACAAAGAGCATTAGATGCAGGTACTTCTGTAGATAGTGTAATCAGGAACTTCTTCACATCAAGTGAGATGCCAGTTAAACCAAGCAATACGTCTGAACAGGCATTTAATGACTTGGTTATTTCTCTTACTGAAATTAAAAGTAATATTGAAGCAAGGGGTGAAACATTCCTTACTAATAATATAGTGCTCTTCAATAAGTATGAGAATGGAAATAGAGTAGCTGGTGAGGTTGATATTCTCTCTGTAGATGCTAATGGAAACTTCAAGATATATGATGTTAAGACAAGTAGATATAGCTTCTATGACTTTGTTGATAGGAATGGTAGAAAGGTTAATTATTTCAAGAATAAATCTAATACCCAAACAATGAGTCAGGAGCAATATTATACTAAACAATTAAGTGCTTACAAGAACTTATTTGAGTCTCAGTATCATACTCCTATCACTACTTTAGCTATATTACCCTTTGTACTTGAGTACAACAAGGAGAATGTTAGTAGAGTAACTAAGGAGAAGGGTATTCTTCTTAACTATGATTCATCTGTGAATGTTCCTTTAGTTGGTAGTGTAGCCACTCCAGAAGTGAGCAATACTAATAGCTCTTTACCTATCTTCAATAGTACACTTGAAACACAGAGTCCTATAAATGATGTATTACCTGAATTTACATTAGCTGATAGTAAGGTAGGTTACTTCTTGAGAGATGGAAAGTTACATACAGGTTATCTAAGTCCTATTGGAAAGGTGAATGGGGTTGAGGTATATATTACTAAGGTTCCTAATATTACTAAAGGGTTTGGAAACCAACCTGCACATGTTGCATCTAATGATTTCTATGCAGTATTTCCTAATGGTAATACTATTGCTTTAGTAAAGAATGCTGTACTGTCATATAGTGAGACTGAGGCTAAGAACAATATAAAGAAGATACTGGAAGGTAATCCTCAGAGAGTTGTAGATATGTCTCAAGAAAGTACTATACTTTATACTCCTTCTACTGAACCAGTTAAGATTGAGAAGCCTATTATTCCTGCTACTATTAATCAGTCAGATGCAAGTGGTGCTCAGGCTACAGTAGCTAAAGAGCAAGCTATTAATCAGACTGATGAAGAGTTTGATGTAGAGTTTGAATTAAGACAAGTTGATGACTTATCAAGACCTATATGGGATAAAGATAAGGAGTTAGCTTGGTTAAATAAGGTTCTACCTCAACTAAGTGAGAGTGAAAGAGTAGTAGTTACTAATGGTCTTATCAGAGTAGCCAAGACTGGTGCATTAGCATGGGGTCAATTTAGTGATGGTATCATTACTTTAAGTGATATAGCTGCTGAGGGAACTATATACCATGAAGCATTTCATGCAGTATTCCACTTACTCACAGAACCTACACTTAGAGATGAATTACTTCAAGAGGCTAAGAAAACTTATGGAAACTTAAGTAACTCACAACTTGAAGAAGCTATGGCAGAAGGTTTCAGGGAATATGTGATGTCTCAAGACACTCAATCATTAGGTACTAAGATAATAAATTTCTTCAAGGAATTGTTTGCTAAGGTAACTAATTGGAACAATCTAAGACCTTCTCTTACTGAATATTACAGGAATATTAATGAAGGACATTACTCTAACATAACCTATAAAGTACCATCTCTTCAAGAGATGAGAAATCAGGAGGGGGTACAATCCTCAATGGATTTCAGTAGTATTGAGACTGAGACAAGGGAAGCACTTGAAAAGAAAGGATGGACAGAAGAAATGTGGAACTCTATCTCACAAGAGGAAAGAGAACAAGCTATTAGATGTTCATAGCTTCAAACATGAGGTTTAAATTTTTTATTAAGGTGTAAATAAAAAGGGGAGGTAGAATAATCTACTTCCCCTTTCTTCTTTTAAGCCTATTGCTTAAAGAATGGTATTTGGTCTTCAATAAAGATACCTCTTAGAACTGTATTATACATAGGAGCAAGAGGAGATTTAAGTAAGCTCTGTTGAGCTTTAGACTTATCTTTATAAGGTCCAGACTTAAGTATTGCATCTTCTCCATTGAATGTTTCATAGTTCATTGGGTTCATAAGATTGATTAGATTAAGAGTCTTTTCTACTGTATTTACACCAGCAGCAGGAGACTTTAATATCCTCAAACCTTCACCAACCATCTCTGGAGTAGGAGTAAGAGCACCTAATTCAGTGTATAACCTTCTCAACTGATACTCAACCATCTTAACTAACCAAGGTCTATCCTTATCATCACTCCATTCTATCAATCCAATAGCTGCTGCTACTGCAAGGAAATGGGCTACCTCAGTCAATGCTCTCTTGACATTTGCCTGTTCTGTGGGAGTCATTTCATTCCACTTACTTGCAATATCAAACTGAGCTTTTCTAAGGTCTTGGAATAAGGCATTCATGAATCTTCCAGTAGTAAGATAATAACCTTCTGTCCATGCTTCAAGGTCATAGTTATATGTAGCTGATTTGAATCTTCTATTCAATGATGGTTTAATCCATTTCCTGAACATAATACCCAATCTACCAATAGCCAACCTTTGTACTGCACTTCTATCAGCTTTATTGTAAATACCGTGCATTCTTTGATTAATAGCTGCACTTTTTCTACTGAACTTGATTATATCTTCTTGTGTGAAAGCTGAACCATCAGCCTTAGTATAGCCTTGTTTTAGCTGTAATTTAGCACCTAACTTCTTGTTACTACTGTCTAATGGTACAACTTCAAAAGCATCCCACAGACTTACTAACTTGCCATTAGGAGCCTTCATTTTATAAGCATCAGCAAGTGCTAATGAAGTTCTATTCTGCATCCAGTGTTCACCAGCATTATTCATAAAGAAGAGTGCCGATGTTCCAAACATTCTACTGAACCAAGTCTTCCTATCAAAGTTGACTTCTCTTGTATCCTGTTCATATTCCTGCATTACATTGAATAGTTCATCCCATAAAGCTAACTTATTGGTCTTTACTCTATCACCTAACTGAGCTAAGAATGATGGAAGTTCCTTACCATAGTTTCTATCAGCCTTTAATGTATTCTTTTCATTGAAGAACTCTCCAGACATAGATTCAATTCTCATCATCACCTTACCAGTAGCCACATTGGAAACACCAGATAACACATTTAAAGCAAGATTATTCATTGAGGTCATTCTATTAATAAAGTTAGCAACCTTACCCTTATCAATATTAGTCTTACCAAATGTACCTTCATCTGCCATATATCTACCATATACCTGCATTTCAAAGAAGTCATTTAGTCTTTCCATAAACCTTGACTTATCTCCTGTCTTGGTTAATTTACTCTCAACCTTTCTACCTACTGCCTTAAATTTCTCAACCATTGGTTTACCACCAGAAGTTTGAGTAACCTGTCTTTCTCTCAACATATCTCTACCTACCTCAAGAACATCAATGACCTTATTCATTTCATCAAAGTCATTAGCCATTGCTGCATAAGCAGTCATAGTGCCTACTATATCAGTAGATAAGTCATTAGCACTTTCTCCATTCTTGAGCTTTGTAAAGTAGATAGGTAACATTTGTACCTCTCTATCCTCAAAGTCTTTTACAGTTGCCTTGTCTCCAAAGTCTGTATCATCAGTTCTCCTAATGAAATTATCCTTGATACTTTCCCAAACCTGTTGAGCACCAGACTTCACACTTTCAGAGCTTTTAACCCTCTCAACCAAGTCTTTCCTAATCTTTACAGCACTGTTCAACTTTGTATATTTATCAGGAAGTAGAGCATCAAGTTTAGCCTTAATATCCATTACAGTAGTATAATACTCCCTCTGGGCTTTATTAAGCCTTCTGAATTCCATACTTTCATAAATGGATTTCTTAGGTTGTCTAACTCCATCTACAGTCTCCATATTGGCATTGAACCAGTTCTGTCTCTCTTCATTGTATTTATCAGCATTCTCTCCTACAGGATTTCTGCCATACTTTTCATTGAGACTCTGGAACATGGTCCTCATTCTCTCTCTGAATAGAGCATGATTTATTTCACTGATGTAATTACCACTCAGATTACCTTTACTATCTCTCTCAAACATCCACTCAGTGTCTTTCACACCAGCCTGTTCAAGTTTAATAGTGGCAGCTTGCAGTTCCTTCTGAATATCAATAGTCTTCAATCTGGCTTGTTCCTTGCTCTTTTTAACAGCTTGGTCCATAATCTTCAACATATAATCAGAGCTGTCTGCCATACTATCCAGCCATCTGTCAAAGAAAGAAATGTCTTCATCAGCTACTTTAACCAACTCTTCTGCATTAAGGGTCTTCCCTTTGTACTTTCCAAAGGGAACCACAAGGTTATCTCCTACAAAGGGTTTGATGAAATCAACAAATAAAGGCATAGAGATTGTATTGTAGTCCACTGCAAGGTCATTAAGCATTGTAGTGACATTATCTAATGCAACCCTTACTCTTTGACCATATCTATTGTCTGTGGACTTCTCTTCCTCTCTAAGAGCCTCTCTTACTGAATCAGCTATCCTCTTATAACTGTACATATAGTTCCTGATGTCTCTAAGTACTCCAGCCCTTTCATTAAGATTGGTTGCAGGAGTATTTCTTAATACCTCAAGCCTACTACTTACTTTCCTTAGTTCTTCAAGTGCATTATCAAGGAACATATAGATACCTTCAATCTCACTATTATCAGCTAATTCAAGTTCTAACCTGTCTATTAACAGCCTTTGATTGGCACTAAATTGGCTGTTGGGATTTCTCTTTTCATAAATCTTGAGCCTCTTTAACTCATTGTCTATAATCTTCTGTAACAGAACCTTATCTCTATCTACCCTTTCAGTAGTAGAATAGAAAGCCTCAGAAGTGGCTATATTCTCAACACTGATAGCTTCATCCATCTGTCCAGTGAGAATATCACCAGCCAGCTTACTAAAGCTACTCTCTGCTTCAAGCATTGCTTTTTGGAACTGTGAAGCCCCTAATCCTCTAAAGAAATTTTTTACAGCATTAATAAACCTCTCAAGAAGGGATTTATAAGATGAAGAAGGAACAGGTTCAGACTGTAATAAGTGCTTGGCAAGTAACTTACCAGCAGCTTCTCTGGCTAACTTTGATTCATCACCCTTATATAAGGTATCATAAGTAGCATAATCATCACCCAATATTTCACCTACCAAGCTATTATTAGCCAAGTGATTAACCAATCTATTAATAAGAGGATTATCACCCATTGCCTCAATAGCAAAGTGAGCAAATTCCTCAGGTAATGCTCTTTCACCTTTAATACCATCAGCAAGTCTAATTAATTCAATTATACCTGTTGCAGCATCTTTGGCTTGACTAAAGTCAGTTACACCAGCTACTCCTCTTCTCTGTTCCAAGTCTGTAAGAGCACCTATTCCAATACCATTGGCAGCTAATATCTCCCTTAATCTATTGTTTAAGTTTTCATTATACTGCATATTATTAGCTTCGATGCTATTCATCTTGTTTCTTACTCTGACAAAAGGACTGATGTAAACCCTATTACTTTCATTATCCCATACCTTCTCAACACTGGCTACATAGTCTTCTCTAAACTCTGATTGAGTATTGAATTGAATAGCCTTTTGGACTAACATTCTATAGTTCACATCATTGTTCAGATAAAGTTTAGTTCTGCCTGTCTTATGATAATGACCAATCTCTTCATTAAGATTTCTTAGAATCTTCTGTTCACCAATAACATTCTTTAGATTAGTTTTCTTCAAGAGACTACTAAGAGTAGGTTCACCATTTTCATCCATTTGTAGTTTTGGATTCCAATTAGTAATAAAGTCACTACTTTTTGTAATGAGGTATATTCTTGTTGCCTCCTGTCTATTAGGGGCATAAGCCAGCAGGTCTTTGAATAACCTGCTGCTTACTACCTCATTTTTACTGTTCCTCACTTGAGGAATTATTGCACATTTCTTAGCCATATCTATAATTCATATAATGTATTTGCACCACAGATTTTATCATTGTTTGCATCCTCATACTCAGTATTAGGACTGATAGAATTAATATCATCTGCTTTACCTTCATTCACTTCAAGTGGAGCACCATACACCTGACTGAAAGCCTCACTTGCAATATCTTGAGTCAGACTTGAGAAGTCATAGTTCAGATACTCTGGCATGGAATCATAATCAATATTAGAATCTTCATTAAAGGCTGAAATATCCTCCCTTGAATAAGGAGTATAGTCTCTATCATTCTTATCAATTACTGACTTCATTTCAGTAACATCTTTGCCATATTCATACTCAATGAAACTGTTCTTGAATCCAAGTGGGTCTATTCTTTCATACACAGCTACATTAGGTTGTACATTATCAGCCTGTGTAAGCCTGTAATATATTGTACCTCCCTTGTATCTTCTTGCTATGTAATCAAAGAATTCATAGGTTGTTTCCTCTCCTATTCCCTCTCTCTTCCTTATTATCTTCTTATCACCACTATTTGATTCAGTATCAATAGTTATTTTAACCATTGGTAAAGCATCACCTTCTTCATTAATGAAAGAAGTGGAAGCCTCTGTAGGAACCTCAGGAACTAACTGTCTATTATCCAAGTGATTGTAGATATACTGGTCAATAAATTGACTGTAATCATCCTCACTTTCCAACAATCCCCTTAGTGTATCAATATACTCGGGAATAGATTGTCTAATGGCAGTTGGAGCTAAATGAATGAAAGTAGAAGGTCCAAATGCAAACCCATTTCTGTAATAACTGTATCTGAATAAATTAAGAGCTAAAGCCTGAGCTTCTGGACCCATATATAATAATGATTGCCAGTCTCTCATATATCTTTCTCTAAGAGTAGGACTTAACTGACCAACATTCTTAAATACTACTGTATCTACAGGATTGTTTTGGTTAGCCCTTATTACTCTCAGCCTCTTAACAAATTCAAGTTCAGCTATTTCAGGATTCTCACTCAATGTTCTGTTGAAATAATCAGGAAAGTTATTAATAAAATCCCTTCTCTTATCACTGGCTGTTGTAACCTTATCATCTGCTCTGAGGTTAGCTTCTTGCCCAAAGAATGATGTCTTTGACATAATATAAGCTAACAAATCATTGTAGATATTATTGAGTGTCTTTGCATTTAACTTACCTGTCTTAGTGTACTGTCTTAAGCCTCTCAATCCCTCTTTACCATCAATTACTTCCCTGAATGAAGAAGTGAATTGAGGGAAATATCTACTGAACATTTCTTGTGTCTGGTCAATACCAAGACTAAAGAATGCCTGTAAATAAGGTAATGGGGAGCTTAATAACCTCTCTCTTATCTGGTCAATATCCATACCTTTCATACTGAAAGGCATGATAACATCTGCACCAGTTAAAGGAGAGTTTTCATTTAACACTACATTAGTCAGGAAGTCATCAACCTTCTGTATCTTAATCTGTGTATCTGCAATAGTAGGACCTGCTGCACCACCTTGAGTATCTGCTCTTGTAGCTTGAACCAACTGTCCTAAGGCATCTGCTGTGTTCATTATTCTCTTAAATAAGAATCCAGCAGCCACTTGCTTCTTATAGAACTCAACCTTTCTGTAGTCAGCAGTCTGATTTCTGTCACTTAATTCTTCTACTTCCTTCTGGAGAATAATGGCATCAGCCAAATCATCTGCCATGAATTTATTGGACTTGTAGTTATCATAAGTAACTTCTTCCATCATTGCAGCCCTCTTCTTGTAGTTCTCAATGACTTCATCAATGATTGTGTCCTTTCCTTTACCTTCTCTACTTTCTCTGAAATAGGTATTGGTAATATCCATTACAATTGGTTGTGACATAATCAAACCAATCTCAATAGGATTGTAACCAAGCCTGCTTAAAAGCATTGAGGCATCAGCAGTAAAGGTATTCTGATTCAATGAAGCAAGCACAGGGTCTTTCACATTATCCACAGATGCAGCAAGGAAACCTGCATTATTCCTTGAGATATACTCCTTATTGTCATTCATCAGACCATGAAGAGAAGTAAGTCTCTTACCATTAAGTAAGAAAGAACCATTCTCAGTATCAAGACCTAATTCAGTATGTTGCATCAAAGCATGGTTTGCATTATGGTTGGCATAAATACCAATCAATGCTGCACCAGTCATATTCTGCTGATGAAGTTGAACCTGAGTTCTTGGGTTAAGAGGGTCAAGTTTCTTCTTGAACTTCTTTGCCAACTTATCAAGTTCTTCCAAATCCATACTACTTAACTTGCTAAGAGTACTTTGATTCTCAGGGATATTCAGTTCCTTTCTCAGTTCAGATTCTCTACTTGATTGAAGGATATTAATCATTCTTGCAGACTTCTTCTGATAATCAAAACCACCTGGGTTAAGTATCTTTGAAGCAGTATCAGCATTAGTGAGAACACCCCACATCATATCAATCAATAGATTGTTTCTGGCTTCAAGACTATTCTCTTGTGGAGACTTGCTGAAATCATATTCAATCTTCTCAATCTTATCTTCCTGAGCTACTCTATACTTCTCTCTGTTAGCTTTATATGTCTTCCAGAGATTGTATTCCTGACTGTCCTTAGGAGCTTTCCTACCTTCATCTATAGCCCTGTTTACACTCTGCCTATATTCTTTCAACACTTCTGGAGATACAGCTTTTCCTTGTGTCAATTGAGCAACCAAATCATCAACAAACTGTCTTCTGTTATATTTAGGAGTTATCTTGAACTCAGGCAACATGATATACAATTTATCCACATCAAAGTCAGAACCACTAAGAGTAGTGATTTCTGCTGGTAACATGATTGCAGAACCATTTTGTTGAGGCAAGAAGCCTTTAATATAAAGAGGAGCCATTGAGTATTTGTCCTCAGTTGGAACTCTATAACCAATCAACTTTCTCAAGCTGTCTGGCAACTTATTTACATCCAGTTCATGAGTACCTGCCTTCATAAGAGGTTCATAGAACTTTCTACTATAAGCTGGCATATAAACCTCGAGATATTTAATTCTCTTGTTTTCTCCTTCACCTTCAAAAACAATCTTTAATTCATCAGTAAGACCATAGTCAGAGACTTGAATAAGTGCTCCTCCTCTAATCTTCTGCTTTGTAATCCTACTCTTGATAATACTATTGAGTAAAGTCTGGACTCTTTGAGATTGAACAGGGTCAAATAATGGAATGTTGAATTGTCCCTTTTCATTAAGGGTACAAGCTCTAATCATATCAATTCCATATCTTTGATTACCTCTCAATTCTTCAAGAAGAATCTTCTCAACCTGTTTGGCATCCTTGAAGATTTCATTTACATCAGCAAAAGCCTGAATAATATTCTCAGTGTTAATGGCATTATATAAGTCTAACCATTCCTGTTTAGTCATTTTCTTGCCATTTACATCAATTATAGTATCTGGGCTAATATCTGCTGTAATCAACTTTCTAATCTGAGTACCAACTAATTGAACTGCATCAATAGCATGTTCTGGAGTTGCAGTCTGAATACCATAGTCTTCATAACTTACTTTGTGAACCACATTAGGGTTTTCAACTCCATCCTGAGTAGTGGCATTCTTAAGAACAGCCTTGACATCTTCCTTAGTATTGACATTATTCAAATTAATCACACCTTGTTTTCCAACCTTGGTAGTTGATTCAAATTGAACTACATCAATACCATTCTCTTCCATGAATTCATTGATAGCTACAAGTTTACCTGATTTACCAAGTGGACCTGCAACTAAATGGTGCATAGCCATAAGAAGGAACTCTGAGTTCTTATGCTGAACTGGTGTCTTAATACCTGTATGACCCTGTACTCCACTCATATTATTCACCTGAGTGTACACATAAGGTTTCTTAGTCTGCCAGATAATATTGAAATCAGCCATATCCCACTTACCACTTTGGAAGTTATCAAAGGCTCTCTGCATATCATCTGTCCACTGACCAGACATATCAAGAATAGCTCTGTAAGAACTTAATGACCTATATGCCTGAGCATCTGCTACATTTACTTCTTTGAACTTATTGACAATCAAGTCTCTATCTCTCTTTAACATTTCACCTTTCTTGACTCTTTCATCAAGTACAGTTTTAATATCTTCAAGAGCAGCAGATACAATCTCATCATCCTTCAAGTAAATAGTTCTCTCTTCCTTTCTACCATACTTAGAGTTGGTATTAAGTCTGAGAGCAGGAGCATGAACTTCCTTATACCTCTTCTGAAAGTCCTCTATGTTCTTATAGAAAGCAAGGTCAGTTGTAGTAAGTTCAATGATTTGTGATGTAGCAAATTTACTATTCCAGAAATACTCTCTCAACTTAGCTTTGGCATTATTTCTAATAACCAAGTTTCTGTTGATACTATCCATTTCCTTAGCAGTAATTTCACCTCTCACCATCTTTTCCCTCAACAAGTCCTTAATACTTTCAAAGAGAGTAGTTGCTCTTCTATCATCTACTGGATTATTATTGTTGTAATCCCTTAAAAGAATATCCATTTCTGTAGTCCACATTCCTTCAAGAGCCTTCTTTGCATTGTTCAAAGAAGTTGCTGTATTCCTGTTGTAGGAACTTTGACCAGTATTTACACCAATTACTCCCAGATATTTGTATTTACCATTGGGAAGTTCTTCAAGTAAACCAGCTTTAGCCCATTCTCTGTAAGTCTGTTCAAACTCATTGTCAAGAGCTTCTCTTACTGACTCTCTGATGAACTCTCTTAATTCAGCACCAGTTCCTTCATTCTGAATTCTCTGGAACCTGTCAAGGAAAGTCTCACCATTGTCATATCTTACATCATTCAGAGCTGTAAGGAACTTAAACTCAGCACCACCAATACTCTTGATAGTACCATCTTTCTCCCTTACTATATCATAGTTTGCAATAGGAGCAATGTTAGGATTACCCTTTTGATATTCAACATCCCTTTGGTTTACAAGAGCTATTCTATCTACCTCTTGATTAACCAAGTCAACCATTCTATCAAGGATAATATCATCATACTTCATATACTCACCATCTTCTCCAATGATGCTATGATTGTCATACTTCCTGAATCTAATGAACTCAGCAGAAGGACTATCTGAAAGAATTGGCACATGGTAATTAGCCCATTGAACATCAGATTTACTGTTATCTGGGTCTCCAAAGTATTCTGTCAGTAATACTAAGGTGTAATCCAAATCATCCCAGTTCTGATATGCAACCTTATCTGAGTTAAGAAGAACCTTATGGCTCAATCCTCTTCTCATTTCAGGGTTATTCACCAGTTGCTCAATCCAATCATTTCTCCATCTGCCATCCTTATAGAACCATTCATATTGTCCAAATTCATTTTCAATAAACTCTTTGAACCTTGCTTCATTACCCATAACATTCTTAAGCTGTTTAATCAACTTGCCAAGATAGTTAGGAGTAACATGGCTATAGTATGACTTATCATTTTCCCTCACACTACTTTCAATAGCATCCTCTGTTACTTCTGCAAGCATCATAGCTATACTGTTGTAAGCAGAACCAAAGGTATTAATCAAATCCCCTCTCTTTTCAGTTCCATCTTCAAGAGTCTCAGACTTAACCTCACCTTTCTTTACACCACTGAATATAATGTTTAATTGAGGAAGAAGCAACATAATTGGGTCTGTTGCAGTACCACCTTCATATTTCTTTATGTTAGTAAGAGCATCCAATAATACTCCTTGATTAGGATTGATACCAATCATATTAAGGAGCTTATTCAATGTCTTCCATATCTTTTCATCTTGTAGAAGTTCCAACCTCTGTTCTGTACTAAGATTGGTAAATCTGTTATTTAGAGCCTCAGTCCATTTAAGACCATTCTCTGCATTCTCAAGATTCAAGTCTCCATTCTTATCATAGATACTATCATCATCAAGCAGATTACCATTTTCATAGTTATCTCTCCATTCATCAAGCAGATAATAGACACCCTCAGGCTTATTAATGGCAATAGTTTCCATCTTGAAAGTACCATCAGCCTGTAGTTTCTTCTTCTGAATCCAGTAAGGCATGAAGTCTTTTCTGAAATCCTGATAGAACTGACTGAATAGTTTAGGCTCAGCCTGTAGTTTCTTAACTATTTGCTTAGTCCAAGGCTTGGTATTACCCAGAGTCTCCAGAAGTGGTAACATATCATCGGATGTAATCATATCTCTGAGTTTATCTATCAGGGTAGCATGAACATAGTCTGCATCAAGAAATCTTAGATTTCCTAAATCATCCTTATCATACTTACCTCTGTAGTCAAGTTGGGGTATCTCCCTGATTACCTTTCTAACTTCTTGACTTAGAGACTCATGAGAGCTTACTTCTCTATAATTAGTCATCCATCCATCCTTGAAAGCCTCATCCTTCACAAAATCATCAGCCTGTTCATCTACTGCACTTTCTCCCTCTGGAGTATCATTGTTAAGGTTGGCATCTTTAGGGGCAATATAATTAGGGTCAATCCTAATCCCCTCAGTGGCTATTAGTATAGTACTTGCTTCCTCAGCCAAGGGTTTGAAGTTATCTACTACCTTCTGATAGGCATTGGTTTTGTATAATGCTTTCTTCTTTGCAGCTTCATACTTCTGTTCGTCACTATATCTCTCAGAACCCTTCATACCATTGATTGTATTAAGTTCTGATTGTATCCTATTCTCCTCAGAGTCAAGTATATAGTTATTGAAGTAATCCCTTACTCTACTAAATAAGCCAGCAGGTGTATATAACTTGATTATCTTGAACCTATCAAGAGAGTTAAGCTCTTCTTTCAGTTCATTGACAGCAAGTACATCACCTTCTTTCTCAGCATCAGCAATTCTCTTATTAAGAGTATCATTGTGTTCTTGCAGTGCTGTATCTATTTCATTGCTAAAGAATCTTGCAATCAGACTAACCCTGTCTCTTCTTGTTCTTGGGTCAAAGTCCAAATCTACTTTAGCTTGTTCTTCTACACTTGAAATCCTTGGTGCTTCAAATGAAGGTGAGAGTGCCTTATCTAAGGCTTCTACCATTTCATCCTTACCTTTTCTCAGTTCTGCTCTAAAGTTATTTAATTCAGAAGCAGTAGGATAAGTGTCCCAGTCCTTATTATTCTTGTCCTGCCATAGCTCAACAAGTCCCTTGACTGATTCTATAGTTTCACCTTGTAATTTAGCAGCCAATTCTTCTATTGTAGAATTAGTTGTGATACATCTTTTACTCATCTTGTTATAGATTTATAATTAAATTTATGTGCAAATATAAAGGTTGTTTTCTTAATATGCAAGTTATTAAGGGTTTTCTTTTTGAGAGGTAAACCAAACTCTTTAAAAATAAGAAAGGGGAGACTTAGCTCCCCTAACTGTTACTCAACTACATACTTAACTCCATTGAAGATAAGTTGCTTAATTGTATTGATATTAACCAGTCTTTCACCAGTTTCTTTTGGACCTCTTACAACATCCATATCCATACATTTGTACTTACCATCCCTTGATACAAACTGCATCTTGTAGCCTCTTAGTACCCTATCTTCTCCTTCAATGAAGTCTTTAATAGGGTTATTCTGAATGTGTTCCAGAGCTTCTTTATAAGCCACAGCCATTGACTTCTTAGCTTTCTTAGCCTTGTCAATCAAAGCTACAGCCTCTTGTCTTTGTGCTTCCCTTTCAGCTTCATATTGCTTCTTGGTCTTAGCTTTATCCTGCTTTTTGAACACAACAGTGAATACCTCAGAAGATTTGATACCCTCAAAGATTGTCCTTATACCAGGAGTACCATCTTTCTTATCTTCTTTAGTCACTTTTACTTCTTTGTCATACTGGTCAGAAGTATTAAGCAGGTCTTGAACATAACCATAACCTAATGTCACTGACTTTCCACTCTCTGTATGCTTGAATTTGATTGTATCTTTACCAATCTCTTCAACAATGTAATGTGATTCTTCTGAGAATACATCACCTACTGCTATTTCTTTAATATTGATTTTCATTTGTTCTTGATTTTAATATGTTACTTCTTTTGAATAAGCTGTATATACCATACTCATTTCTATGTCTCCCATAGCTGCAAATGAATCCATAGTAGCTTCATATAAATCTTTAGTTCTTGTTCCACCTCTACTTAATGCAGCAGCTTCAATTACTTGAGAAGTTTTGCTACTATTCTTGAAGGGAACACTTACACCATTTGTCATGGCAGAAAGCTCTTTATACCATTCAACATACCTATGGTCAATAGTCATGGTATCAAATTTGATACCTAATTTACTTGCCTTCTCAGCTTCCTTTCTCCAATCAATCTGGGCATTACTTACAATACCCTTGTAACTGTAACCTACCTTGTGAGGTGCTGCATCAGCAATCAATAATACTGCCTTAGTAGAACCTTCTCTCCATGCAGTTTCCTCAGTGATTTTCTTGATGACCAATTCATAGAATTCATCACCATCTCCACCAAAGGTATCCTGAGCTTTATTGATAAACTGAATGATTTTGTTTTCATCATCAGTAAGGTCTAATACTTGATAAGCCCTACCAAAGTCATCCTTGCTCTTCATATCACAATAGTCACCAAATGCTACTATACCAATCCTTAAATCAGGATTAGAACTAAATAGTTTGGGAACCAACTCCTTCACATGGGTCTTAACTGCATTAATATAAGCTGACATAGAGCCAGTTGTATCAAATGCAATCACCATGTCAAGCATACCATCAGTAGTAGATGGCTCTACTACTTTAGTAGCTCTTTTGTCTTAACTAAATTTGTTCTCATTAAATAAACTTTTCAAGATTTGACATAAACTCCTGAGCTTCTTTCTGAGTTTCAGAGATGAAACTTATTTCATCCTCAAGGAGTTTTACCTTTTGTTTCTTACTATCAATGTCTGCCTGCATTTCTGCACTTAGTTTTGAAGCATCTTCATGTGCTTTCTTAAACATTGATTTTACTCCAGTCAGCCTTTCCTTAAATGAAGGCTTCGCAATAACTGCTTGTTTCTTACTTCCAAATGCCACTGTTTTTTTTTTTAGTTATTAATCAGGATTGGCTTCATCATAAAGACTTACCAAATACTTTCTTCTCAAAAATTCCATGTGTAATGGGTGTGCCAGTTCCCTTGCTTGAGGATGAGCACTACTTGCATCCCTCAACTCAAAGAAGTGTTCCCAATCACTTGCAAAACCAGTTACTACCAGTTCTGTTTTCAAGCTATTAGGTAATACAGCTCTTGCTTGTTGAGGTTTCATTCCATTAGCAATGCTGCTAAAATATGCTTTTTCAGCATATAACATAGCATATAACCAATTAGTTTCTGCACAAACTACATCTAATCCTAACTGCCAATCCATAGCATTAAGATTTGAATAATCATCATCAAAATACTTACTGAACCAATTAGGATAGATAAGAGTGATTTCATTACCAAACTTATCCTTGCTATAATTACAATACCTTGTACTTTCCTGAGCAAAGGACATCACTCTATGTCTTACAAACTCATGGCTTACACCTCTATCACAAATGAACTTAACAGTATATCTCTTAGCATGATATTCTGTAGGTTCACAGATATACTGTAAATCATCTAACCAGCCATTCTCTACCAATACTCTTAGGTTAGTAGTAACCCACCCCTCTATTTTAGAGAGAAGAGGGTATTTAACTATCATACACTTGGAGTATGGATTCTCTTCATATTTGTTAAGAGGAAATCCATTCTCCTTATCAAAATACTCATAAGAGCTATGGTTCAGGTACACAGTGCCATGCTCTAACATAGCACCATGACCAGATTTTATCATTCTCTCCACAAACTCCTTAGCAGAAGCCTCTGTTATCTTATCTTCTGATTTATAACACACTCTTCCTGCCCTTTCAATCTGTTTGCAAATTCCTTCAAGACCTTCTTGTTGGTCCCAAATTTCAAAACTTGGTTTAATTAATCTCATTCTTCCAATATTACAATTTCATCAAAATCAACCTTCTTAGGAAAGTCCTGTCTTCTCACCTTATCTTCAAGGGCTTCCTTAATCTGTTCCTCCCCTGCATCTGGAGGTAATTCAACCTCATCATAATATGATATGGTTACACTCACAAACCTCTTATGTTTTACATCAAGAGGTTCATTGAATGGAGCCCTTGGGTCATTACTTGCCCCTAATGGCAAATTATCCATCTTCCTTCTCTTTTTAAGTTTCTTAATATCTATCTCTAAATTATTTTCTTTTATAAGCCTTCGAGCAATAACACTTTCAAGTTTTAATGGGATGCTAATATGTCTGCCTTTTTCATTAAGGTAGATAGCATGGTCTCCATTATGTCTGTCATAATAGAAACCATTGGCTACTACCACCCTAACAAACTCTCTATGTGTAAATTGCTTCATCACCAAAGCTCTTTAATTCTCCTAAAGTCCTCACCTTGAGGTACTGGACAATCCTTCACCCACTCCATTTCCTTGACATTCCATAATGACAAGTCAATGTGCTCAGGAAGGAGAAGTTTCATATCAGCAAAGAGATTAAGTCTAAGTGATTTACCTTTAGCAAAATCAAGCTCAGTTCCTTTAAGCTCTTGCATCATATTGTTCAGTTCCACAAACCTATCAATATCAATCTGGCTATGTGGAGTCAAAACTATACAATCTGCACAAGATAATACAGTTCTTACTCTATCCCAAGCAGCTATTGAAGTGTACACATATACCTTTGGAATATCTGTATAAACTTCACTAATAACTCGAATAGACCTTATTAATTCAGCTACTTTGTTAGTATGAATTAAAGGTTCTCCTCCAGTTATCATTATCTCTTCATAGTCCCATCTATCCACTACTGGTAAAGATGAAAAATCCCATGAGTTATTACAACACATGGGACATTTATTAGGACATTTAGTTGTTACTAATAACCTAAGTTTCTTATTCATGATACTACATCTTTATAAGTTACCACTTGCTCAGCCATAAGAGCATTACAAGGTGGTACAATCACTTGTTCAATTCTTGTTACTTTATACAGGTAAGAGCTTCCATTGTATAAACCATTACTCTTCAGGAGCATCTCTGCCTGTTGAGGATTAATAGCCTTACACATTGCACATCCCTTACCTATACCAGTAACTTCATACTCCATAACCCAGAGTTGCATTGCTCCATCAGGAGCACAACCTACATCTACCCTATCCCTATTAGGGACTATATTATTTGGGGCACAATAAATTCCTTGTTGTCCTGCCATATTAATAATTTATAGAATAACACTTTTTACACAAGCCATTTTTATACATAGGCTTGCCACAAATCTTACATCTCTCCATAGCATTGAAACCTAACTCTCTACTGGACTGAGTTGAATCCTTTACTACCTCTCTAATTAAAGAAAAAGCTTGTGACAACTTCTCAATTTCAGTAGCAGTTAATATATTAGTTTCATATGTAGGAATACCTATCCCTTTTAATCTCCAAAGTATCCTATTTCTTTTCTGCCATCTCTCCTGTTTTTCTGTCATAATATACTCTTTGCATGAAGATAATATCTAACTATATCCCAATCCACATAAGGTCTATCAGAAATATAACTATGTTTCAAGGGAACTCCTAAAGCTGCATCATCAATATAGATGTGTGCATAAGGTTTAGGTGATGAAGTCCAATCCTTTTGAGTTGGGTTTTCATTTACACCAAACAAAGGAATATCATGTTTCTTAAACCAGTCTATTGCATCTTGTAGAGTGTCATTACTAATAATATCCCCACCAATAGTTCTATTCTGGTTTATCTCCTCAGGATGGCTTCTCATAGTGAACAGTATAATCTTATGACCTTTATCAGTCAATTCTTTTAAGACTTCTGCTGCTCCTATTTCTTTTCCTACATATGGAAACTCATGTGTAACACAAGTTCCATCAAAATCTACTGCTATAATCATGCTTTACAAGTTTTATTCTGATTATCCATCCACATTACTGTCATAATAGCATAATTAGCCATATCAAGTAGTGTATCTCTGATAGATTCATCCTTTACAAGAGCCTCCTTACCTTTAGATAACTGTTTGAATCTTAGCCATTTATCACCCAGTCTTATTCTTGCAGCAGCAAGACCCTCTTCATTCATAGATACTTCAAAGGAATTACCATAGTCATGATTCTTTCTAACATAAGTAGAAATCATTCCTTTTACTATCTCTTTAAAGTGATTAGCTGATTCTGGTAACTTAGGTTCTTCTGCTGTTTTTATCATTTCCTCCATTCTTTTTCCATTCTTTTAAAGTTACAAACTTGCCAAGGAATTGCCTCTTATCCCTGACATAATAATTACCATTCTTGAGGCTTATATAAAGAACTGCATCTATCCATTCACCACTATCAGTGTCCTTCATCTTTACTACACCTTTAGCATAGTATTGATTTTTAGTCTTAGGATAGACATAGATTCTCTCTTTTTCTTTGCAGTTTATCAAGTGGGCAAGGTAGGTAGCACCACAAATTAGTGCTATCACCACCACTGTTAAAACAAAAACTTGCCAAATTTCCATATCAATGAATCCAAAAATCTGCTGGTTCTCCCTCAGCAGGGAGTTCTACTTTTCTACAGAAGAAAGCTCCTGCCCTCTTCATACAATCCTTCAATACCTCTGTCATTTCATCAGCCATATCTTCTGGAACCTCTATATTCCATTCATCATGTGCTGGAATACACAGTTTTATCTTGAATAACAAATCATGCTCCACAAGATATTCCCATAAGAAGATGGATGCAGTCTTGAACATGGTAGCACCACATCCTTGACAAGGGTAATTGATTGCTTGCTTCTCAGATGCAGACTTCCTCTTGAAGAAGTGTCTTACAGGATGCACATACACATCAGCCATATTTACATAAGCCTCTCTGACAGTATCTTTTCCTGCTTTTTTGGTTGTATAATGATATACTCCTACCATAGAATTAAAGCTGTCTCCTCTGGCAAATCTTTGATATAATTCATTCTTCACCTGTTTAGGAAGCAACTTATTCTCTTTGCCTTTATAAGGTTTATAAGTAGCCCAATACTCTTGATTGAACCTTGCTTTTATACCCATTAATATATCATAATCATAGATATAAGCCTTTCTTCCACTTGAAAAGTCAGTAATGATATATCCATGTTCCATGACAAACTTTCTCTGCCTGTCCTGATATACTTTCATACCTTTAAAACCCTTCATGTAGTTATTATAAATCTTATTGGCTTCTACAAGAGGAATACCCTTATTACCATGAATAGTGTTGGCATCACCACCATAATTAATGGCAAATTCAACACCCTTAGCTTCACTTCTCCAATGTTTGAACTTATACTTTATCTCTTCTATAGGACAATTGCCTATTACCTCAGGATAAGACATCTTGGCTACCAGAGAGTGAATATCACCACAACCATTATTGAACAAATCAATCATAGCTGGGTCATTGGTTACATCTGCAATGATTCTTGACTCCTGCCCACTATAGTCACAAGAAATCCATTTCATCCCTTTTCCTGCAACAAAACAAGCTCTTGTCTCACTATCAGATGGGAAGTTCTGAAAGTTAAGATATTCAATATTGTTTGATTTATCCTTACCTCCTGAGCTTAATCTCCCTGTATCTGTGCCTAACTGATTAAAATTAGTATGTAACCTACCACTCTTTTCATTTATCTGGTTAATTACATTCTGACCATAAGTAGAAGTAACCTTCTTGGCTGCCTTATATTGTAGATACAGATATGCAATGGTAGATTTATCTTGCTGAGGTTCAATTACTTTTGCCTCAATACTATCCTTCCATTCACCAGTATCCTTATCTTTAGCCAACAAATCAAAACCTAATGATTTGAATAATGGAATTACTTGTTTAGGACTATCCCAATTAATCAAACATTGGGTCTTGTCTTGAAAGCCAAGAAATAGGTCTCCTTGAAGGTCTTCCTTTATATATTTGGTACTTAGCCTTGCATCAATAGGAACTTTCCATGCTTCACAATAACCTCTCTCCTGTCCTTTAATATCTGCTTCTGGGCATCTTTCACCCTTCATCTTTTTCCTTGCTTTTTCAAGGTCATCAGGGTCATCCCATCCTTCTATCTGCAAGTAATGATAAGCATAATTCTCCCCCTTAGCTGAATTAATAACCCAATTACTGAGTGCATCCTCAAATACTTTGACAGTGAAATTATCAAGAAGCATCTTTCTTTCCCATTTGCTTCTGTCTAATAACACACCACAATATTCAGTATATGCAACCCAAGGAACAGACTTATTCTCATACACAAGAGCTGTAACTAATCCTCTCTTCTGGAGTTCTTTTTCTTGTGCATCCATTATCCTTTCCAGATATTTCACATCATTTGCACCATACTCAATAACATCCTCAGAAAGACCAGCCCACATCACTTTACCCCGAACAGTCTTATCCAATTCAACACCAAGATAATTCTGCCCTGCTGCTTTCAAAGCCATAGAATGAATACCAGCAGGAAAGCCCATATACATAAGTTTCTCTGCCAAGAAGCCATCATAAACCTGTTTTACAACCACTCTTTGATGGAATAAGAACTTTAAGTCAAACTTGATATTCCAACCAATAAATAGTCTGTCAGATTCAAGATAGTCCTTAAAGAAACTCAGACTTACAGTAGTCACATCAATGACTACTTGGAACTCATAACACCCCAACTGGAGCATTATGAGTTCTTTTATATATGGGTCAAACCCTTTGGTTTCAGTATCTAAGCCAACCTTTCTAAGAGGTTTAAGCATGTATAATGCAGCTTGTGGAGATATTATCTCATACTTGTCAGATTCAGGCAGTATTTGTTGTGTACATACATAAATCATATATTCACTATTGCATCAATCAACTCTTGCTCTTCCTCTGGTGTGACTTCAAAAGTAATAGCATAACCTTGTCCCATTACATGGTCTATAGATTTAACTACTGCCTCAGCTTCCTCAAGATATTCTCCCTCAACTATCATTGGACCTCCTGCTGGGTCTATGAACTTTTTCTTCTTATCTGTCATTCCACTTCTCATAGTATATGTAGAAGTCTTTAACATATAAGTCCTTGATTCACTGCCATCAGGTTTAGCTAACTTCCTGAGATAATTATGTTCTTCATACCTTGATTTTAACTCTATTAAGTCTTTCATACCATTGAATATGCTACTAATTCATCAAAATTCAGCACATACCTATACTTCTGGAAGAAAGTGCTACCTAAGATTCCATGTAGGTTAATACCATACTCCTGCTTAATCATACCAAATGCCTGACTTAAGTCAACTACTTGGAAATCATCCTCATAGCTTGCACTTCTATAATTAACATTCATTCTGACATAACCTCTGTCCTCTTTAATATTACCCTCAATTCCCATACCAAAGCCACTCTCTCCAGTCTCTTCATAAGATAACCCTTCCAGAGCTGCTTCATTAATTGAAGAATAGGATGCTCCAGTATCCAGCAGGAAGTTCAGTTTCTTACCATTATTCGTAAATGTGACAATTGGCAATTCAACCAAATCCATAGACTCTCTAAATGAAATTCTTCCTACTTTAGGGTCTATCTTCCTCCTGTTCATTATTAGATTAACAACTCCTGCAATAATGGCTACACAAGCCAGTACCACTATCATTGCTACAATTTTCCATACAAACTCCATGTTTCATGTTTTTTTTTTAGTGATTACTTTCCTGTGCTACCAATACCACCTCTACCTTCATTTCCAAGGAAATCCACAGGCTCCAGAAGTGGTTTTGAAGAGAATAGCCATTTTATCTTCTGCCATACAGTAGCAAATTGAGATAATTTAACCTCAAATTGACATACTCTTGTGCCTTTAGGAATTGTTACAGCTTTAAAAGCATATAATGGTGCTCTCCATTCATCAGTATCACCATTATAAATGGTATCAATGAATCCAAGACCATTAGCAATAGTTACTCCTAACTTACTTGGAGCACTACTTCTGCTATAAACTTTAGCTACAATTCCCTTAGGAAGTTCAGTTGCAATACCTAATTTTGCAACATAGACTTCACCTTTCTTCAAGGTTACATCTTCTGCCAGACATAAGTCAAAACAATCTGATTTATCCTCTCCTGTTCTCACAGGAAAACATCCACTTGTTATCTCTTTTACTTTTATTTTCATAATGATTTCAACAAATCTTCTTTGGTTTTAAACACATACTTTTCCTCAAACCTGATTGGACCACCAGCAACTACTATATCACTTGCATAAGTAATATGCTCACCTTTATATACATCAAGAGAATAATATACTCCCATGATTTTTATGGGAACTGCCCTGTTATTGTGCATAACAAAGGCAGCATCTCCCATACTATATTTAGTTTCAATCTTCATTCCAGAATCTATTTGTTATATCAAATAATTTACCACCCACTACTTTGTACAGTCTTTGATTGGTAGTTCTACTGTTAAGAGGGCCTAAGAATTCATCATATCTTCCCACTTTAATATAATCAAAGTTTTCAAGATTGATTTCATTACTTATAGTATCTCTTCCACTATACCAAGCTACATTCAAATAAAGTTCTTCCTTAACCCATTTAGCTAATCTATTGATTCTCTTAGGGTCTGCATCACCTCCCATAAAAGCAATACAAGTGATTCCTTCTGCCTCAGTACCTAACTGTGTTAGTCTTTCAATGCTTAAGTCCTCTCCTATATCCTGTGCCAAGTAAGAGCTATGACAGCCCTTACAATGACATGGACAATTACTTATATTTATGGCTAAGGTGATTTCATCAGGAACTTCCTGCATTACTATTTTAGTATCTACATATTTCATTTATACACTCTTTTAGTTGCATCCCATTGTCTGCCTTCATCATACTTACTTACTGGTCTCAAGAATCCTACAACTCTTGTCCAAATCTCCATAGGAGAACCACACTTAGGACATTTCTCCACAGCATGTTTAGTAATATAATGACACTCTTCATTAGTACACTCACTATTAGGAATGTTATAAGTGAAATAAGAAGTTCCCTTCTCTGCTGCAAAGTCCATTAACTTGAGATATTGTTCCTTGCTTAGATGTTCTTCAAGATTACAATGAAGACCTACACCACCATCAAGAAGCTCTGTAAACTCCTTTCCATGCAGTTTAAATCTATCAAGAATACTTGTATTATCATCCCAAGCATTATAGAAGTAGCTGTTATAGATTTTAGTATCATTAGGAACCCAATAACCATCTTCTTTATCCCAGTTATAGTTCTTAGAACTAAGACCTTCTGCTGGAACCAGTTCAGTATTGAACTTAAACTTCTTACTGTTATGTAGTTTATTCTGCTCACTGATAGTACCAGTGATTAATCTACAGAACTGTTTGTAATCTTCATTGTAGGATACTTTCATACCTAAGAATCTTGCAGCTTCATTGATACCATTGATACCAATAGTACAGAACAAATCTCTCATACCAATATAACCAGCAGTAGAAGCATTGAACATACCCCTCTCTTCCCACTCATACAAGATAGTTTTATAAGCTATATGATACTTATAAACTCTCTCAAGAATATCAGTGAGATATACTTTGAACTCTCTTATCCATTTCTCCCTATCTGGACCATTGTAATGGTCTCTACAGAAGTCTTGAACTATCCTGTTAATATTCAGAGTAATAACATTACAGCTACCAGTCTTTACACCTGTAAGACCATTAGTGAAACTGAATACATTCTCTTCAATTTCATTTCTTAATCTACAACATGATGCCAATCCATTAGGATTATCACTAATATAAACAAAGAATGAATGACCTTTAGAGTGCATTTCTGCTGTAAAGTTCTTATATTCTTCATCCATATAGTTACCTTCCTTATCTGTGAGTAATGCCATAGTTTCTACGGGGAATGTCAGCATAGCTTTAGTTCTTTCTTCATTGAACCACTGCATGAATTTCTTTTGTAGATAAGATACCCTTTCCCATGAAGGTTGTGTTCCATCAGGGAAATAGAAGTCTTTAAATAAAGCCTCCCAATAATACTTATCATAGTAACTCACATTAGTAAAAGGAGATTGCCATCCTCTATTCTGTGCAGGCTGATTGATATAATAAACAATAGTCTGAAATGCTGCTTCAATCTTCTGTCCTATAGTCTTTCTGTCCATTACATGTTCAGAATCTGCATATACTTCTTCCTTCAAGTGATATTCAGGACCATAGTCCTTGACACAGAAATAATCAAAGTAGTTAAAGAACTCTCCAAAAGCTACAGCACCTTTGCATTGAGCTGACAATAAGAACACAAGATTATTAAATTGTCCACAGAAACTTGACAAATGATTAGCTGTCTTAGGAGTTACTCCATCCATATCTTTGATACCATTTGCCACTAAAGGATATAATGAAACTGCTTCACAATAGTTCTTTGGAACTGCTGAACTTGCTTCATCATGGATATAAATAATATGATGGTTAATATCCTCCTCATACTTTTTAGCCACTTCTGGAAACAATATATTCAGCTTATTCTTCATCCTCATTCTTTGAATAACCCTGTTTTTTACTTTAGGAACCTCAGATTCAAGAGTCACTACATTCTTCATAGTTACATTTGCATTTGCATCTGTCTCTGATGAAGCTGCTGCATTCTCATTTGACTTACTGTATTTCTCCATGTAATTCAGCCTGTCATTGATTTCTCTTGCCTCCTTATGTTTCTCTCTATAGAGGATATATGCTCTCACAGCAGAAGCACAGTTGTACTGAATTAACAACTTCTCAATTTCATCCTGAATCTCTTCCACACCTATAATATCTCTATCCTTAAATAAATTTACTATAGCTTCATGTATTGCCACAGGAGTTATTTGATTCACAGACTTGAATGCTTTATCAACTGCTGATGCAATCTTTTCAACATTAAAGTCTTCCTTACTACCATCTCTTTTAATTACTGTCATGCTGGTACTAAATTCTTTATTTGCATAATACAATCATTTTCCATTACTTCCTTACTATATTTCAGATTAGGATTACCAAGATAATAATTAAGGTCTGAGAGAATCTTTCTCCAATCCCTATAAATCTTACCTTCTTCATCCTTTAAATCCACCATACCAAAGTTCCCATGAAATTCCCAAATGACAGGGGCTATTGTCCTTCTATTGATTACAACAAATTGATAATGCTGAATCTTGAACTGACTGAAATAAGGGTCTCTCTTAATGCACTCTTGAAGGATATATGTATATAGCTTGGCTTGAATATCATATCTCCATGTAGCAAATGACCCATCAAATTCCTCCTCTGGATGCCCTGTAGTCTTTAAGTCTATAGGATATATCACTTTATTTACATGGTCAACAATCAATTCATCAAACATACATATGACTGGTATTCCATTCCACTCAGCTTTAAACTTGAGCTGAAATACCTTCTCAATACTATTATCCCAAGGGTCAGTAAAGAAGAATTCCTTTGTAACTGAGTTACTTGTAAGCTCATTTACACAAGACATTACATCATTATAATCCCTTTGAGACAAGATAGTCTTCTCTCCTGCAAGTGCAAGTAAACTATAATATTCATTACAGCTTTCTTTTACTTTCTTGATTCTAAGTGCCCTATAAGAATCCCCTGCATAGTAGTTATTGGCAACAGCCACATCACTGATAATATCATCATCAATGGTATCTACTCTTCTGTGAGTATCTCCATACTTTGAGAACAGTACCTTTGTAATAGTGATTAAATTATCTGATAAGTTAGGAAACTCACAGACAATAAACCTGTCATTGAAAGCCTGTTCACCATCAGTAAGCATACAATCCACTGCACTTCCAAACTGTAATGCAGGTGTCTCTATCTTATCAAATAATGAACCTATCTTTCTCCAACCTTCCCTCTCAAATCTTGATAATGTACTATAGCTGATTGCAGGGTCTTTCCTGTATTCTTCCTCTGTTACATTCCAAGATAGTTCTTTAATACTCTTCTCCATAATCATAATCATCCTCTAAGTCTTCTTCCCATTCATTACTGGGAACTTCAAGCTGGGTTAAATACACATCTACCTCAGCCTTTAAATTACTTAACTCTGTCGAGTCCACATCAAGATACTCTTGCTTAGGTGGCACTTCTTCATCTTTTCTGGCTTTGTGCTTCCTAACCTTGTAGATTGCTGAATCCACTAAGTCCTTGAGTGACTCAAAATCTCTACTCTGAATGAATTGTTCACCTAAAGTTATATCACTCTTTGGTAAACTGCTGAGCAATTTCCTCATTCTTTCTATTGGCTTCATCTTTAATAATTTGAATAAATTCTAAGAGTTGTTTCTTAGTAAAGACCTCAAAGATAAGATAATTTTCTCTATCTGGCAAATCTTCTATATGTTTCCTAAACATCTTGAATTTGTAAGGGAACACATCATTGACCTGACCTTTGACTTCAATTATTATCTTTAATCCTTGATACTCCATGTAGAAATCTGGGGTATAAGTAATATTAATTAGCTTCTTAAGGTTTAGTATTGTAGCCTTAGCTTTATTACGGGTGTAAAAAGGTACAGTAGGTCTAAATCCTTCCCAGATTGTGTAAGTATGAGTTTCATATTCAGGCTCAAACCCATGTTGAAGCAAGGTCCTATAGACCATTGCCTCAATCTTGGATTTAAACTTTATATTACCATACTCTTCTGGAGTAGCATTTCTAATTCTTCTGTTTTCCACCTCTTTTAAACATTTGTTTCATAGGGTCTCTCAAGATATGTTTAGCTGCAAGAGCATCATCCAATGTCCTGAATGCAGCAAAATTCTTGAAGTTCTTGATTCTGTCCAAGTCCTTGACCTTTGTTATTTCCCCACTGAGAGTGCTGATTACATAAATCTCCTTGCTATTCTCAATATGGTTCTTATACTTTTCATCCATAACAATGGCTATTTCTCTCAACATAATTGAAAGAACAGCAGCAGGATAAATTGTATAAAGGTTTGCAAGATACTTCTGTAAATTGTCTTTGTTCCAATGAATCCTCTTTGCAAGATGTTCTATATAGAAGTAAGGGTCAATATGGGTTCCCTCCTCTTCAACCTTCTCCTCAACTTCCTTGATTATACCTTCTTCAATAAGAGAAGGAATAGTCTTTTCACTGACAATTATAGTGTAGAATGGTATAAGCCCATAAGCACTTTCCATTCCAATAGCAACTCTATCTCCCATTTTCACTTCACTGCCAGATTTTGCAAAAACAAATTTCTTCATACTTTTTTTTTTAATTAATACTCTGAGAACCACACAATTGGTTCTCCATATTTCTCTTTAGTTAGTTTGCTCACTTCTTGAAATACAGTAGATGGCATCCTCTCTTCTTGCCTTGCATAGTATGCAGGATGCTTCTCTTCCAGTATTATATTGGTGTTTTTATTGATATAAGGTTTAAGTGTCTTAGCCTGTTCACCAAATAGAACATAAATAATACCTGTATCCCACTCTGATAGATTCTTCAATAACTTAGTCATGAAAGGTCTCCACATCATTGTGTGACTACCTGCTTTATTGACTTCACAAGTCAGTGCAGAATTAATCATAAGTACTCCTTGTTTAGCCCAGCTCTCTAAAGTGGGGTCAAAGATAATACTATTATGTGGAATTTCAAAATCAATGCAAGCCTCTTTAACTATTTCAAGTGAAGGAGACAACTTGGTTCCCTCCTTATTACCAAACAGGACACCAGTAGCCACACCCTTCTGAGGGTATGGGTCTTGTCCTATCATCACAACTTTGAGATTATTGTAAGGGCATAGATTAAAAGCCTTAAATATATCAGGATATGCAGGACAAAGTAAGTCTCTTTTAATTAAACTTACTTGCCCTACTACCTTATTTAATTCCTTTGTATCTATAACCCTTACCCATCCACCAAAATATTCCTCAAATGTCATACTATCTTAGTCATTTCCACAACTTCTTCAAGATGCTCCAGAAGGTAGTCATTCATAGCCTCATTGTTGAAGGTAGAAGGAGTTGGCTTTTTAGGCTTTATTATAAACCTATCAGTCACATCAGTTACTACTATCTCAGGTATTGGTGTAGTATATTCAACAATATGACCATTTGCATTTCTTATAGGATTATTAATCTCTTGAATAGCAATACCTGTCCTACTGCTTCCTACTATAATACCCTCCTGCACAAATGCAGGAATGACTGTCTTAATAATACCTTTCTCAATCAGACCATTACTTACAAAGACCTTTGGATTCACATAGATTCTACCAGTCTTATAATGTAAAAGCCTGTCACCCATAACTCCATGAAGTGTGTACAGTATTAATAAGTTATAGTCTTTATCAAGAATGTAACCATTACCACCATAATATACTTCACCATTATTGGTTGTAACCTTAACAAGCCTGTCTCTTGTATCACTTATCTGGAATAACTTGAAGATTGAATTTGCAGTTCTCCTCTCTACAGGATAGTTATTGCTAAATAATGCAACAGCTACCTCCTTTATATTGAAGCCACTGGTCTGGTTATTAGATAGTGCATTCTCAACTTGGGTCTTGCACATCAATGGAACATCAATCTCCGGTCCACTAATATCTACTTTCAAATGCAGATTGAATACATTATTGTTTTCAAATGCAAGATGTGGCTTAATGTAGCCAGGTTCTTGAAGACTACCACCATTCAGGAATATATCATGAAGTTGCCTGTTCAATTGTACATTTATTGCCATTACATTTCTACTTTAAAGTACATTGTATCAGCAGAATATTGAGTCATAAAAGGCACATCTCTATCTATGATAGGATTGCATTCATTAGCTACGAAGTTTACAAACAAATTGACCATAATAGATGCAATCATATTTGCCATGAATGTTGTTTGTTTGTAGCTACAGATGGTTTCATCTGCTGCTGCATCACTGAACAACCATTTCCTACCATATTCAACTATAGCCCTTTCATCATTGCCTTGAATAGCAAAGACTTGAAATTCTTCTGCTGCCAATCTACCATCAATGAATAAACATTTAGACCTCTCTCCCTCAGGTTTATTACCTACATGCTCAAGCCATTTATCAAAGAACAATCTCCTTGCTTCCATGTTATCAAAGCCACAAATCATAATATCTGTAGCTTCACTTTCAGCAGTAAACCTTTCCTGATATGCCAAACTATTATAATAGTTTGCATATAATTGTAACATTCTATGAAGAGAGCTGACTTTTGATTGTCCCAAATCACTACTACTGTATAATTGACCAGACATATTAGCCTGTTCAACTATATCTGGGTCATATAAATATAACCCAGCGGGTTTTAATCTTGCAAGTAGAAAGCCAACATAACTTCCTATACCACCTACACCAGCTAATGTAATAGTCTTGGATTGAATGGCACTATACCAGATAGCTCCACTGAATCTACTTGTAGCTTCATCTACAAGCAAACTACCTGAATTAGGTGGAATCACTACTTCCTCAGCAGCCAATGCAGCTTCAAGTAATGCCTCTCCTTGTTCATCAATTTCTAATGGAGCATCCTCTGTATTCTGAGCATCATGTAGAATATTTGATACTTCCAATGTTGCTATAAGTGTGATATTAGACATAGGAACCTCTGGTTCTACAGCACCAATAGTTATAATATAAGCACCACTTACATGTTGTACTTCATGGATTATTTCCCACTCACCACTATTTAATAGAGCTACTGCTAATTCTATATCACTTGCAGAGCTATATACCAAAGTCTCTTCTGGAGCACTTGTCTCTGTATCTACAGTCATTTGACTGATAGCACTTTCTAATACTTCATCTTCCATAATTAATAAATATAATCATCCATTAATTTGATATAAACACTTAACCAAGGATTCTTTGGCAGTTTCTTGAGTTCTTCCCTTACATCATGAGCCAATAATGCAGCCATGACAGAATCATCATTATTAATGACTGCCATAACATCACCATCATAGGTATAATTAATAAGGTAATCTACATAGTTTGATGCAAAATATTCAAACTCTTTTACACTTCCAAATCTCCTTCTATAAAGACTCTCCATAGAATTAGCCCACTTCTTGACATCAACTGCACTTTCATTTGAAATGATAATACTTGATGTAACAAGTTGCCTCACAATAGATTGAACTATATCTTCATCTACTGTTACAACACCATAAGGAATGTCAAGATTCTCTTCCTCAGGCTGGTCAAAAGGTAATTCACCTTGTTTAACAGGCAATTGCTTAGCTTTATACCAGCCTCTTCCTTCTTCCCAATAGTATTTATCTTTATCTATAGGAGATGTACTCCCCACCTCCTTAGTTGGGGCAATGTTCTTTCCATAGTTACCATACTGGGGATAGCCCTTATATACAGGAGTTACAACTTTCTTCTTAGACTCTTTGATTTCCTTGATTCTTTCCATCATTTCAGTCTCAAAGTCATCAGTTGCATTCTCAAATACTATATCCAAATTGAACCATTCAAGTTTCTCTTCTTCAATATCAAAGGTCTCTACTCCCTCTCTCACTTCACCATTCCAAGTAGGATAGGTGTATTTCTCAGATACAGTCTGTACACATTTGTACTTCCTTGTAACACCCGCAGTATATTTACCTGCATTATTCACAATCAAGGATACAAAGTGAGCCATATCATTACCTTCTGCACTTAGAGTTGCTGTATCAGTACCACTAAAGAAAGTAGCCATGTTATTATGGCTATGGATTAATCCTTGATATATCCCCTCTTCCAATAATTCAGGATGGTCTACCATGTATGTAGCCATATCAGGAGATACATTGAACTCAGTATATGCACTTGTACCAATGTCCATTTGGAACAAATCCACACATCTGATAGTTAGGGATTTATCTTCAAAAGCTCCCTCAACTTTATAGAACAAGACACCTGACCATTCTACATCCCAGATGTTCTTGCATAAAAATCTTATCTTTTTCTCAACCTCTGCTGGAATGACAATCTTAAATATATCCTGTCTGTGGACTAACTCCAGCACTGGTTTCACTTCTTTCTTCTCTTCCATATCCATAATTTAATATTCTCAACATGCTACATACAATAGCTTCAATATATTGTAAATTCAGTATCCTTGTTCTATTAAGAGACTCCTCCTCTGAGGATAATATTCCCTCAATAGTCAAGGTAATTTCCCTACCTTTGAATGTACAGATTTTCCTTCCTACATATCTCTGATAGTCATCACTACTATTCCTTCTCACTGCTCTTGGTATATAGACTTTACCATTGGTTATGGTACATTCATTGATGATACCATTACTAACAAGGTCAGCATAACTAATATCAAAAGTATGCTTGTTATATTCAGTATTATACCAGCTAATGAATTCATTACTGATAAGAACCACTGTATCAATGAAGGACATTCTTATCCCATAACTTCCATTACTATAGTTGAACCTAATCTTCTTAGTCTCCAGAAGGTGTTTAATGAATGGCTTGAATTGTTCTCTTCCAAAGATACCACTCCGAGGAATTACACCTCTAAGGGATTGCATAGAGAATTTGTCCTTAGCATCTCCCATCTCTGATACAGGAATATTCTCAAGCCTATGGTGTGGAACTCCATCAATAGATTCTACTCTTACATACCTGTCAAGCTCCAGACATAATAACTGCCAAATGGCTTCATCATATCCTATAGCTAATGTAGAAAGAGAAGAATTGATAGGTCCTCTACCAGTACAAGGTGTCTGAAACTTCTCAAAGTCTTCTGTTGGAATAGAAGATACATGACTGTGCATATAATTACTCTTGAAATGGTTAAGAGGATAATTAGACCTGTTCACTCCAAAATATCCTTTACCTTTTCCCTTCCAATTGAAAGGAACTTTAAGCCATAAATCCTTAATATCTACAAACTTGCCATATTCATTTGTAATCCTTACTGTAGGAAAATAAATAAGAATGAATAAGTTATTGAACATAGTATTAGCAATCTTCTCCTTTATTACTGGCAAGAAGTATTTAGCTAATGCAGAATCACTTGTAACAGTTTCATTATTAGCACCTTCTGCTGTCCAAAAGAGATTTATTACCTCTCGGTCTTCTCTATTCATATTCTGATAAGCAGAAGAATCTGTTATATTTGTCCATTCTATGAATGTTCCCAAGGGATTTACACTAAGGTATATATATAGTTCATCCTCAGTCAGAAAACCTTGCATTTCTACTCTCCCTTCACCAAAGAAGTCTTGAAAGAACTGTAAGATTTGATTTGGTCTTTCCATGATACTACTATGTAGTTCATGGACTTGTTTCTTTATTTCTTCGGTCATTGTATGATAAAAAAAATGAGGGGGAAGGCTTATTCAGCCTCCTCCCTCACTGGTTTCTACTTAATGAACAAAGTCAAACATCTTGTTGATTTCTGCCTTTGACATCTTTTCAGGTGCAGAATAGGTTGTACCTTTCAATACAGCCATAGCCCTGTCATAGGTTCCCTCTTCAATTACATCAGAACCATAAAGGTCCTCAAGTAAGATCTCAAGAGCACCAGCAACATTACCCTCAGAGGAAGCAGGAGCTTCTACTTTCTCTTCCTTTACAGGTTCTTTTGCTACTTCTTTCTTTGCGGGCTCTTCTTTTACAACCCCTTTCTTTTCCTCTTTTGCAGGAGCACCACCTTCACCCAACAGGTCAATCAAGTCCTGAGTTTTACACATGGTGAAGTTCTTTCCAAATCTTTTTACACATTCATCCTGCAAGCCTCTTGCCTTGATTGCATTATAGGCTTCTGCCCTTGACATTGCACCAGACTTGATTTTCTTTTCAGGTGCAGTCAGCAGGAATGTCAAATCATTTACTACCTGTCCTTTGTAAGGAATGTTGGTAGGAAGGATAGAAGCATCATCTTTCAATTCTGCTCTCAAATGACCCTCAAAGAATGTCATTCCTTCAAATTCAATACCTGCTTCTCTCATTTCTCTTTTCAACTCACCCAGTGTAGTTGCAGAAGATGCCTGAATAACTTTTTGAGACTGAGTTTTGTTGTTGATGATGGTTACTTTTCTAAATTCCATGATTTTTTTTTTTAGTGATAAAACATTACCTATCAAATAGGCTTAAAATTATTTCTCTGAATTGTTCTTTGTCTCCTATTGTTTTATAGAGGTCAGAGACATCTTTTCCTCCTTCAAATTGTGGCAATACTATGTTAGTAAACCCAGTGGATGCTGATAGTTTCTCTATTTATATCTCCATAGGAAACCACCAGCCATCTTCCTTCTACCTTTCAAACATGCACAAATATTACTATTGCTAATGCCAAGTTTTGCTTGAGCATCATAAGTACTATCAAACTCTTCTATGAGAGTTCCATCAGTACTTAACTGCTGAATAGGTTTACAATGTTTAGCTGCTACCCTATCAAGCCTTGTTCCCCAACTATTATTATATTGTTGAGAACACCACTCAAGATTGGTAACAGTGTTGTGGGTTTTGACTTCATTTATATGATTAACTTGAGGCAAGTTGTTGGGATTTGGTATAAATGCTTGAGCTACAAGTCTATGGACTTTTGCAGTTTTTCCCTCTCCACCTTTATATAGGCTTACTATAGGATAACCATTAAAGTCTTCTCTTTGCTTTATATACTCGACCCTCCTAACTCTCCCCAAGTTACTTACTTCATAGTTTTCAAAACCTTCTATTGTCCTCCACTCTTCAACAATTTCATTACTGTGTTGCATAAATACTCCTTTCCATAATAATAATACATATCTGAAACATCCTTTCCTTGAGATGTTTTAGGTAGAATAAGATTGATAAATCCAGTCTGCTCAGCAAGTTTTTTGCCATCTATGAGACCAGCTTTATCATTATCCAATAAGATAAATACTTTCTTGTATCTTCTTTTGAGTTCATTAACAGCAGTATCACTGATACCATAACCCTCTCCTTGAATGGCTATAGCTGGTATTCCAGTGTTTGCCCATAGACATAAAGCATCCTTCATTGAGGAACAGATACATATCCTATCCCCATATTCAGGTACTTTAGTCCATAAGCTAATTACTGACCTATCATGCCTGTTGGACCACTTGTATCCCTTTTTATTGAATGGTTGATATATCTTTAAAGTGACTTTCCCTTCCTTATATTCTACATAAGCATAAGCATATTTATCTGCTGGAAAGACCATTCTGGACTCTCCTTTTATGATTATTTTATAGGATATAGGATAAATGTCAGCATATTTCAACCACTCTAAAGTGATGCCAAATGAAGCCCAATACTCAAGGTCATACTCTCTCCATTCTCTTGTCTTACATTGTAAATCAAGGTTAGATTTGTATAACCCTAATGTAGTGACAACTTTAGGTTTACCTGATGCACTATAGCCATTAGTCTTAGTAATCTTGGATAAGTCCTCCCAAACATGTGCAAGCACATCATTGTAACTCTCCTCCCAATACTTACCTAATAAATCAAATGTTCCTCCTTTATCTTTTGTAGCAAAGTCTGTCCAATGTATCTTCTGACCATCTATGCTATAAAAACCAAAGGATGGATGGTTATCAGGTCTTAATGGACTTGATATAATACAGGGAACATTACTTACCCCAAAATAATGGTTCAAAATGTCTAATTCTGATACCTTTGATAAAATCTCTTCTAATCTGATATTAGGTTTACCAATACTAATAGCCATAGTTCTAAATCTTTATGTTATTAACCCCAAGGAGTTGATGTAGGAGCTGTAGCTGCTCCTAATGGGTCATTGTCAGCAGCAGGTGTGAAAGTTGTAGCTTCTACTACATTTTCATGTAAAGGTTGAGTTGAGAACTCAGTGCCCGGAGCACCACCTGCATTCTGGAACTCTGTGATTGCAGCATCAATCTTGCTATAATCTGTTACAGCATTCTTTGCAAACTTCCTTGTGAATACAGCCTGATACTGTCTTGTACCATTTTCATTATCCACAGTTCTGATACCTACTGCACCTTTAACTATATAAGCAGCAGCAAGAGTAACAAGCTCTTTAAGCTCTTTTACATCACCTTTGAATAGGGCTGCCATATCAAGAGAAACCTCACTGTCATCAGTGTTCTCTTTCATCACCCAAACCTTGTCTTTATATACAGCAGGACCCGGAATATTCAGCCACTGAATAAGGAAATCAGTCAAGAATTCCTCACCTTGCCATGCAAGTCTGTAGTCAGCACTGATATTGGCTGGTCCAGAAGTGTATTGAGGAATAGCCTTGGACTGTACTTCTTCCTTTGTAGCCCAAGCAGTTCTACCAAACTTATCAATAATCTGATATTTACCACTGGTCTGACCCACCCTGTAATCCTTAGTCAGCATAAAGCTGATAGGAATAAGCATCTCAATACCATTGTTCAGCTTGGCATCAGGAGCAGTCTTACCATAGAATACTACTCTCACCTGTTCCTTACCTTCATCAGTTTTACCAACATACTCAGGCTCATTCTCAAGCTCTCTGCCTGTAAGAGCCTCCAACTCTGCTTTAGTAGGATTTACAGCCACAATATTGAATGCAGCCATACCTTTGTACATCTTGAAAGAACCTTCAACTGATTCTTTACCTACCTTCACAGCCATGAAACTTTTGTTTAAATTCTTCATCTTAAATTACTGATTTTGTGTGATTAATCTTTGAAAGGCATTTCATCATCACCTTCTCCAAAAGGATTTACAGCTACAGAAGTCTCTGTTGCAACTTCCTCTGCCAATGCAACTGCCTCAGATGCAGGTACTTCTACCTCACCTACAACCTCTTCTGAAACTTCTCCTTCTGGAGCTGCTTCTGTTGCCTCTGCTACTGCCATAGCACCAGATAACACTTCCTCAGAAGTGAAACCACCAGTCATAGTCTTGATAGGAGCTTCAAAGCCTTCAATGGCTTCATTGATTGTAGCCAATTCTTCCTGTGCTTTTTCAATCTTCTCTACCAGTTTGTCTCTTTTAGTTCTCAAACTCTTGGTGTTCTGGGCTGTTCTTTTAACAATAGCCAACTCAAATCTACTTAACTCTTTCATAATGTTCAATTTATAAAAATTATTTGTCTTTGCCCTATTTCATTGGGCTTACTTTGCAGTTTATTTATGGCGTATTTCTTTTCATAATACTCTAATGCCTCTATAAAGAAAGGCTCGAATATCCCCTGTTTCAAGAGAATAGTGACGAATACTGTTGTTTCATAATAAGGCTTACTATGCTCCAAACAGTAATTCATCAACAGAATATTTATGTCCATTTCAGTCAGTCTACCAAAGGCTACAAGCCTACTAATCCTGACTACTTCATCTCTACCCATAGTATTCCTGTGCTTTCTCAACTACAAGACCCAAATCATTGGGAATATATAGAGGAAACATGCCAACAGGACTCTTTGCAGGATATACTCCATCATCATTGGTAACAAATTCTCTGATGGATTTCTTCTCTTTAGAATCAAAAGAAGACTTACCATAAAGAACCACTTCAAACTTACCCTCAGGAGTAATATATGAATCAACCATGTTACCAGTACTCTTATATTTATAGGAGATACTATCACCATTCTTGTCTTTATACTCTTCATAATGAGCAAGACAAATCATGTTCTTGTTTTCTGGTACAAGATTGATTGCATCAAAGATTAACCCCATTCCATAACCAATCTGTTTAGGAGTGTCCCAACCACCTTTCATTGCATTCTTCATATAGAAATCCTGACTGATATAATTCATATCATCCAGTACTATATTGGTGAAAGGAGATTGTGGGCTGGCTAACATCTCAATGATTTGAGCAACTTCTTTGGCATCATTGGTTATAATTCTGTTACCTTTACCAATCTCCTTAAGAGTAGTAACTTGGTACTTACTTCCACCACCCCTGAAAGGTAAAGGTTTATTCACACAACTTATCAAATAAGTTACTTTAGGGTCCAACCCTTTCAATCCAAGCTCTGGTATCTCCCCAATAGAGGTTGATTTACCAAAACCTGACTTAGCTAAAATCAATGCTTTCATTCTTCTTATTTAAAATTTTAGTCTGCAAAGGTAATCAATTTAATCAACCT